TTGAAATACAATTACAGGGATTATTCGTTCCGCCACCACCAGCCGCTCAGCTTCGGCCTTACGGTGCGCAAGGAATTCGCGCACGGGTTGTCGCTCGAAAGCGGTGTGAACTATACGTTGTTATGGTCGGACGTACGTATGCAGTCCGGCCGCGAGGATATCAGCCAGAAGCTCCACTTCATCGGGGTTCCCCTGCGCCTTAACTGGCAGTTCCTCGAAACCGGGCGTTTCTCGATGTACGTGGGTGCAGGCGGGATGCTCGAGAAATGCGTGTCCGCCAAGTTCGGCTCCAAATCCGTCGACGAACCCAAAGTCCAGTGGTCGGTGGCCGGGGCCGTCGGGGCCCAGTACCGCCTCGGCAATTATGTCGGGCTTTACTTCGAGCCCGAGGTATCGCACTACTTTACGGAAACCACCCTGCGTACATCACGCACCGATTCTTCCCTGTCGCTGACCCTCCGTCTCGGAGTGCGCCTTTCATTCTGACATTCAACTGATATATCCTGTTTGCACGTCCCTGGGACGTGAAATACGACTTGGAGAAGTCCGTACCCGAAGCGATACGGACTTTTTTGTGATCTGTCCGAATGTGTTATTTTGTGGCTTAATTATGCTATTTTTTATTGACTAATGAAAATTTGTTCTTATTTTTGTTGAATAAAAGATTGTGAATTGACGCTAACAAAAAAGCACAAGTGCAGCAATCTGTGCACTTGTGCCTTTGTAGTCCCGACGGGACTATAGGTAATGTTATCTCATGAAATTTTGGGGATTGCATAAAGCAACAAAAATTGGCTGCAATGGTGTGTATCGGCATCTTTACAGATGTCATGAAACGACCGAAATATCACCAGATAAAGTATAAGTCGCCAAAAAGTCGCCAAAAATTATTGAAGTAATATATGGTTGTTTATATTTGCATTCGTGCAAATATAACAATTATGGCGACAATTTACTATTCACTCTCTGCCAAGGAGAATACATGCGGTTTACACGAGGTGCTGATTCGGTTTACTCACGGACGCCTTAACCAGCGTGCCAAGACCGGTATTTTCGTGCTGCCTGAATATTGGAGCGCCAAGACACAATCGGTTTCTGTTCCCCGTTACAGGATGATGTCTCCTGCCCAACAAGAGATCGTCGAACAGGCAAACGAGGCACATTCTAAAATCTCGGCATTGACATCTTTTGTCATGCAATCGTTCATAGAGGCAGGAGCAGGGAAGGTTAGCTTGCCTCCGAGTTGGCTCAGGGATGTTATTACGCCTTATTCTGTAGGATTGTCGCAAGACAAGGATATATGGGCACACTTTGAAAGTTACGTATCCAAGAAGGGGTTTTCTGTGCGCCGTAAGATGGCATTCAATGTTCTTATGAGGGCTCTCAAGCGCTACGAGTTGTACAAAAGGATTTTCGACCGCACCTTCACCCTTTCGCTGGGGATGCTAACGCCCGAGGTATTGGATGACTTTGAGGACTTTTATCGCCGGGAGCACGATATATGCGAGGAATATCCGCATATCTATGCTTTGGTGCAGGATTCGAGGATACCACACCAGCGTGGCCACAATACGGTTGTCAGCAAGATGATTCTCTTGCGGGCTTTCCTGAATTGGGCCGCAAACAATGACCTGATCCAAACTAATCCTTTCCGGAAGAAGGAGATAAAACAAGCTGTATATGGTTCCCCGATCTATATCACAATCGCCGAGCGGAACAAGCTATACCATACAAACCTATCCAGGCATCCACGACTGGCGGTACAGCGGGATATATTCGTATTCCAATGTCTCATAGGGTGTCGCGTGGGGGATTTGATAGTCTTGAAACGGAGCAACGTAGTAAAAGGTGCTGTTGAGTATATCCCGCGCAAAACGAAGGAAGGCCATCCGGTGACGGTGCGTGTCCCGTTGAACAATCTTGCAAAGGAGATAATCAATAAATACGCATCCCCTGACAATGCAGTACTGCTGCCCTTTATCTCGGAGCAAAAATATAACGAGGCAATTAAAAAATGCTTCCTTGCTGCCGGATTGAAACGCATGGTAAGTGTACTCAACCCCGTCACCAGGGAGCCTGAGCAAAAACCGCTCTACCAAGTTGCGTCATCCCATATGGCGCGCCGTACTTTCATCGGGAATCTGTATAAACAGGTCAAAGACCCTAACCTTGTGGGATCTTTGTCGGGGCATACCGAAGGCAGCAAAGCATTTGCCCGCTACCGCGACATAGACGAGGAGATGAAAACCGACCTGGTGAAACTTCTGGAATAATCAAATCGTATTCATCAACTCGCATACGACGGCAGCGAATATGGGTGCGTAGCATTCGCTCACTTCGAGCATCGCCATCCAGTATTGGGTGTCATCTTTTTCCATGTCCATTACATTTACAACAGGTGAATTGGTGCACATCTTCCCATAGCGCCTGGTTTATTTCGCCGGTAAGGTATGCTACCTCTTCCCCGGCCATCGGCAGGCCGAGGGTAAGGGCTACATCATCTACGAGGTGCCGCAGTTCGTGCTCAAAGCTGTTTAGAAATTCCCACGGCGAGGAGTGCATCCCTATTACGATGACACTTTGCCGATGCTCCTTGTTGGAGTAGGTGAATCCCGTATCCATTTCGCACTTCACCATATTCCCCTGTACGCGATGAAGAACCGTATCGGGGCATCCGATGTCGGTAAGGGACTTGAGTATTTCGCCCGTATAGTAGCACGTCACGGCATAATATATGCGCAACGTCCAACCATACTTGTGAATACTCAAGTCCCGAATCTTCATTTTTCCTCTCTTTTTCCGTACTTGCGCCAGTTTCGCGCCAGCCTTCTGCGTTGTGCCCGGTTGAAGCGCTTGTTCTCGAATACGTCGTTCACCGCCCCGGCCAGTTCCTGGTACTTGTCGGCAGGCAGGTTACGGACGAGCGTTGCGATATTTTTCATCGATTTCGTCGTTGTCGTTTGTGAATTCGCTGATCTGGGGGTATTCTTCCATGGCTACATCATCTCTTCCCACAGGATGGGTGTTCCCGAGCCGATGGTATCGGCATAGTAACGTGTAAATGGCAAGCCGTCGTATCCGTCTTCATCGTCGATATAGTCACGTATGAACATCGCCAGGTATTGTGGATTGGGTATCGACGACCCGAAATAGTCCGCCAATGCCATGTTGCAGACGTACACGCAATCATAGCCCTTGTCCTTTTTGAGTTCGATGCCGTACTGCTTGAGCAGCGCATCCACCTTATCCTTAGAATAGGGCTCGATCTTCTTGCCGTTCCTGTCCTTCATGCGGGAAACGGCGAATTCGCACATCTTCTTTGAAAAGTGCCAACCGTAATTTTCGAGATATTCCCGGAACCCTGCCGGGAAGTTTTCATGTGTATCTAACCTGTCCATATTTTTCGATTTAAAATAGGAGAGGGCACTGCGGCCCCCTCCCTCCGGTTTACCGCCTGCGATACCGCGAATAGGGGCCTGTACCCCTTACGCCACGGCGTTCGCCGTAGGCGTCGTCATACTCATACCCGCCGCGGTCATACTCGCCACGTTCGCCGTAGCCGCCACCTTGTCCGTAGCTGCCACGCTCACCGTATCCGCCACGGCCTTCACGCCGGCCTTCTTCAAAGCCTTCTTCGTAGGCGCGTCGGAGCTCCCGCTCCATCTCCTCTTCGTGGCCGCCGAAGCCGCCACGGCCTTCACCTATGATTCTCCAACCCATAGTTACTTTGTTTTTGCAGGTGGTTCAGACTTGACAAGGCTCCTCAGTTCTTCCGCCGTCGGTATCTGGCTCAGCCGTTCGTTCATGTCAGCGAGCATCTTCCGCAACTCCCTGTTTTCGGCTTCGAGCTCCTTTGAACGCGCAGCTTCGGGGTCGAGCTGCATCAGGATCTCGTCGTAGACCTTCAGGTTGGCTTTGTGCCTGTCGAATGATTCCACGATGTCACGGCTTGCCTGCTGTGCCTCCATGATGGTCGGCTTCAACACTTCGCGTGTCGTCGCTACGGTAAGTCCGTCTTTTGAAACGATGTCCGCTTGCATAGGGACGCCCCAGGGCTCGTTGCCCTCTATCGAGATGTTGATGAATTGCGGCATCGGCGAGAATTGCCCGGGCTTTTGGGGCGGGAAATACGGTGCCGATACGTCTTTTACGTTGGCTGTATAAAACTTAGGCTGTTCCCTGTTGTCGAAAACGTAGACTAAGGAGCCTTTTCTCAAGTTCTGAAACATCTTGGTTAATGATTTGTGAAAGGCGGGGGAGAAGGATCCCTCCTCCCCGTCTTTCTGTTTTTACTTCGTTGTTTTTGCCGCTGCCGGCGTCGCTTCGTCGTTACTTGCCTGTGCGGTTCCCGTTGTGGACTTCACCCCAAGCAGGCGGAAAGTACCCGCACACTTGTTAAAGTACACCAGGTGCTCCGTATAGGCACTCGACTCGCCTGCCGCCGTCTGGTTTGTGATGTCGCTGCCCACGGTTTGCGTCCCTTTGTTATCCACTACGGGAACTTTGGCAGTCCCGGTAGTGGTGTTGGGGGATGTTACGGTGCTCCTCGCCGACCCGGAGGCCGGAACCACGACATTTACGGCATATCCGCTCTCGGCTTCCGTGACCGGGTGGCGCACCTTCCATAGAAGGATTCCCTCATTGGGCAGTGCGCTCCAGGCACAGGGATTGAATCCGTAGTCCACGGTTCGGGTCTCTGTGGAAGCCTTCCCGGTCGTGGCGAGCGTGTATATGCCTCCGATGTCGAGGCGAGGTACGAATTGGGGGACAACGACTTTTATGTCAGCTTGTAAAGGATACATACTTGCCTCCTTTCCTTGCTAAAATAAAGTGCCTGCACACGCCGGGGCTGCAGTCACGGCCACGGTGGGCGTCGTGCAACAGTTGGGATTCTGCACGATGTATGCAGGAACCGGAGCCGGAGCGCGGAGCTGGCTGACGATGTTGGCCGTCTGCGCCTGCTGCGATGCGGCCAGAGCCAGGTTGCTGTTCTCCTGGCGCAGCGTGTCGATCTTGTTCTGCATCTCGCGCATCTCCAGTTGGCAGAACCGGTCGTTGATGATCTGTGTCTGCGCGTCGATCTTGGCGCCCAGGATGTTGAACTGCGTGCTTGCCGAAGATTGCAGCGTGTTGGTCTGGTTGATCGTTGCGAGCTGATTTTCGTAGCCCATTTTCACGATGTCCTGACGGACGTTGCAGCAGCATTCGGCAATCTGATTGCCGATCTGACAGCCCATAGCCTGTACGGCGTTGATGATCTGCTGGCTTGACATGCCGAGGGTGCCCTGGATGTTGCACAGCGTGTTCTGAATCTGCTGCGTAGAGCAGTTGAGCGACGATGCCAGCTGATTGATAGCCGCTCCGTTTCCCTGGATTGCGTTCATCAGAAGTTCCCGTCCGGCGTCACCGTTGAGCTGCGCAGGAAGGCCGTTGGCGTTGTTGCCGCCGAAGCCGTTGCCACCAAAGCCGCCCCAGCAGAAGAACAGCAGGATGATCCAGATCCACCAGCACCCGTCACCGCCCCATGCACCACGGTTGTTGTTACCGTTCATGAGTGCCGCTACGAGGTTGGGATCCATGCCCTTGTTGCCCATCATTGACGAGACGAGAGCCGCGATGTCAAGGCCGCCACCCGAGCCGCCTCCATCGAAAATATAAGTTTTATCCGAACCCATTTTTAATGATTATTGAATGATTTCCGCCCCTGTCAAGGCCGGGCGTTCACCTGTTGCAACATTGCAAAGGTGGCCGCGGGCGGTGGTCATATCAATTCATTGGGGCGCAGATGGGAGGCAGCTTTTTCGCAATAAGTTCGCACTGCATTTCGAATATGGGGTGGCTGTATTGCCTGCGTTCATCGAACCCGGAGACCATCTTCTCTATGGCCCGGCGGGAGAAGCGCATCATCCGGGCGATGTCGGTGATGTACATGCCGTTTTTATGGCAGAAGTGCACGAGCATGTAACGTGCATCGACCACATCTTGAAATTTATCCTTCGAAAGGATTTGTTCTTTGGCTATTTCAGTTTCAAATGCAACACATTCGAGTATTTGTGCAAAAAGCTCCGATTTACGCATATGCTTTCCCGATTTTTTATTATAAATTTGTTATACCACTATACAAAAAGCCAACACACCGATTTAAGGAATAAGTCCTCAATGTGGTGCGTTGGCACAATCGTATAGTGGTATATGCGGGAAAGCGTTGGGGACTTTTTTATGCCCGTACCCCAAGGCCCGTTATTCGGTTACAACCGATGGGAAGTCATCCCAGTATATGTAAATCAGCTCTTTCATTGCACAGGAATGATGATGTCGTAAGTACCTGTCAGAACTGCCATAAAATAATACCTACTCCTACGCCGACCGTAGGCTGAAACCCTTGCGGCGTGTACGCCGCCCCGACCCCGGCGGTCAGGGCGAATCGGCTTCGCCGGGTGACTACCTGCTGTCGGGTGGTAGTGCGGTCGTATGTTTCTATCCAGTCGAGCGTCGGCCGCAGGTTGCCGATCCGGGGCCCGCTGACCTGTGCCCGGTAGGTGCTGTCCGAGTAGGGGCGCGTTTCCATCGCCACCTTCATCTGCACGCTGTCTGCCCCGACTTTCACAACGACGGTCTCCGTCACCGTGTCGGGCGGCGCGAAAAGCAGCACCGGCACCGAGATGTCGGCCAGGCGGTACGTGCCGGGCAGCGGTTCCGGCCGCGGATAGAACACCGTGTCGATGCGCGTTGTTTCTTCGACAACCACCGACGCGGCGCCCCGGCGGTAGCCCCAGCCGAAGAGCAGCGCCCCGGCAGCAAGGGCGGCGAGCAGGTAGAGGAGCAGGCGTTTCATGCCTTTACGAACAAATCCCACCCGGCCTGCACGTCGAGCATCTTGGCCTCGACACCGTTCTCTACGAACGACATGGCCGCAACGATGGGAACCATCACGTCGCGGTTGGTCGTGGTGATCCGGCAGTCGGCGGGCACCCCCGATCTTTCCGCCACGGTGCGGACATAGGCGTCCGTGTGGTTCTCCTCCGACGGGGCCCAGCGGCCGATCATCTTGCGGATCGTGTCCAACCCGTAGTTACGCTGGTAGTTGTTCAACAGCTTGAAGGCAGCCCGATAGCCGTATGCTACCGTCGTAAACTGCGCAAAACGCTTGTCTTTCGACGCTACGACCTCGCCCTGCCAGGGATTGCCGCCCCGTGTCTTCTCGATGTTAAGCGGATTGTTGTTCCGCAGCCCGCGTGGTGTCATTGCGCGATGTGTTTAGTGTACAGGATATGCCCGACCCATCCGGCCATAGCACAAACAACCCCCACGAGGATGTAACGCGGGAATACGATTCCGAGCACTACGGCCACGGCCGCAACGATGCTCCATACGATCCATTTCTTTTTCATTTGTCCTTTTGTTTTTGTTTGTAGTTTTCCAAATAGGGAATCTTTTTAATCATCTCGAACGAGAGCACATAGTACAGGAAGTCGATGTATCGGTTCTTCGGGAATATGCGGTTCAGGTTCTTGAGGATGTTGACCCCGTAGAAATATATCAGGGCATATACTGCGAGCGAGATCGCCGACATCGCCCCGTCATGGTTGTCGATGTTGTCCCCGACGAGCAGTATCATGGCCATCAGTCCCGATATTACCGCAGCCTCGGATATGCACTTGAAAGCCTTGCGGAATATGAATCCTTCGTGCTGCACGAGCACGCCGGCGAACAGGCCCGTGAAAAAGTTCGCGGCGAATATAATCATGCAGGCCGTCAGTATGTCGTGTATCGGGGCTATGGCGTTGAACATGTACACCAGGGCGCCTATCGACACCTGCCATACTTTCTCGCAGAGCCTTTCTATAAATCTCCACAATGCCTCCATAGGATGTATTCTATTGTTCGGATAGTACTTCTGCCTGCGCCTCGGGCGCCGCTTCCGACTTCTCCAATTCTGCGATCCTCTGTTCGAGCCGTTGCAGCACCGCGGCTAAAGTTTCGTTTTCGGAAACAAGCACGGCTTCGGCTACGGTTACCGGATAGAACGGCTCGCCGTTGGGCTTGTTGGTCATATACATCTTCATTGCTCAATATTTTGAAAGTCCATAACCGTTTCTTCGGCGGCCAGCTCTTCGGCACGCCGGGCCCTCAGCTCCGCAAGGGTCTTTTCGTTCGCGTTGTACTCCGCGTTGGCCGCTTCGTACTCCTCATAATCCAGGGGATAGGTAGCCCGGAAGTCAAGGCCGGACTTACTGCATTTGGCCGCCCTGTCGTCGGATTTGGCCATGACCGCCCGTAATTCGAGCTGCCGCGATTCGAGGATGTTGATTTGCTGTTGTGTTTCCATGGTTCAGGTGGTTATAAAGCACTGACCGTACGCACGAAGTAGGCGTCATACTTGTAGTTGCCGTTCAAGTTGCCCGTGTAGCCATTGTAGACGAACGCGAGGGCGTAATTGTGCTCGCATGACGTTCGAAAAGTAGTGTTAGACCCGTAACAGGTCGCCTTACCGAGGCGCGACAGCGTGCGGTTTACGGGGTCTTTTTCCACGTCGGCAGCCGTCAGCACGCGGTCGTGCATGAGCAGGTAGATTTCGTCGACGGATGGCAGCCACCATGCGCCCGCTTCCAGTCCGGTAGTTGCGCCCTCGACCATGATGCCGTAGTCGAGGGCAGCCGCAGCGGCCGGGTAGCGGTACTGTGTCTTACCATAAATGTCCTCGAAGGTAAGCCGCCCGATCAGGTGCGTGTTGGTCTTGCCGTCGCGCAGCAGCGCATCATAAGCAGCGGGGTATTGCAGCAAATGTTCTCCGAACAGATAATCCCGGTAGGTCGGATAGGCGGTGACCAATGCCGGATTGGCTTCTTCGGTAAAGGCACTTTCGCGGATAATCTCGCTGCTGCCCGGTTGCTGTCCGGTTTTCTCGCTTCCGTTGGCGGAATAGTATCGCAGGAATTCTTCGGGATTACAACCTGCTAACGACGCATCAACCCCGTTCTTACGGCGGACGGGATCAGTCGCCCCCTCGATCAACACCCCCGTCAACGTCGTTTGATAATTCACGTCCTCCGGTGGTCTTGTGATTTGACAACCGCTTACGACTTTGATAGTCGCAAGTTCGGGGCTCCATGTGTTTGACGATACGATGATTCGTGCGGTCGCTTCATCTACGGAGGCAGTCCAGCCGTATTTGGATTTAACCGTTGCATCGGCGTTGATTTGCGCCGCAATATCTGCCAGTGATGCCCCTTCGGCATACGTTATCGGTAGTTCTATCTCATAAATGCCCACGCCGAACAACAGGACAGCGGAGCCTCCCGCCGCAAGGTCGAAGCCCGACAATGCAACCTCATAAGAATATGCCCATCGCTGGCTGCCGACCGTTGCATTTTCGAGCGACACGATCAGCACCCGCCCGCCCTGCCGGGCATAGACCACGGCCACGGGGACAAGCTCGGGCGGCAACTGCGCAGGAAGCAGCGTCGCACCCTTGACGAAGCGGATAGTTCCCGTGGTCTTGTCGAAGACCGCAAGGTCGCCCACCCCGGCGGCCGGCTTGTCCACCACGACGTTCACGCCGTCGTAGATGAGCGCCCCGTCGTCCTCGATGTATGATACTGCCGACTGCGTGCCCTTGCGGTTCTTGTCGGCCGTGTAACCCGCCTTGTCGGCGTATTTATTGACTTGTGACATGTTGTATGTAGTTTAAGCGTTCTTCCAGTCCGACACCGCGCCGTTGCCCACGGAGTGGTAGACCGCGTTGTTCTTCGTATCGACATAGAACTGTCCCGCGCGGTCGGGGGCTTTCGCCGGCGCGCCCTCGCCCGTGACGACCAGGTTGTTGTCGCCCCAGACGCCCAGCTTCTTCACCTGCAACTCCGGGATCAGCACTTTGCCCGAGAGCACTCCCACGAGCAGCCTTTCGAGGTGCGTCACGCGCGCTTCGAGCGTGCAGTCCGAGTGCGCGATAACCGAAATTTCGCTGAACGAAGCATCCGACCACGGCGTGAGCTTGTGCCTGGACAAGAAGTCGGCATCGGTGATCTCCGGCCCCGTGGTATAGTAGGTGTTGCCCAGCAGCGTGACGTCGACCTGCGTGAAGGGAGCGCCGCCCTCCACGTCGGGCATGTAGAGCGCTTTGGTTCCGTCGAGCGACAGCAGGCGGCAGCCGATGATCTCGACGGCCATATTTTTCGCCGCAGCATCGGTGCTTGCGTGGATGGTGGCCGCGCCCGTCGAAGTGCCTACGTGCGTGTCGCTGACGCACTCGCAGCCGTCTAACCGAATGGTCTGGTTGTCGGCAAGGCCCGCGCCGACGGGTGAATGGCACGTACTGAAGAGTTTGCAGTTCCGAATCGTCGTGAAATATCGCTCAGATGCGGCAAAGACCGAATCGACATGTACGCAGTAGCAGGCTTGGTGGCCGCCGGCGCTGGCGTCCGTATAACTCTCGTCGTTCAGGCAGTTGACGGTCATGTTGGCGACGGTGCATTCGCCGCCCGCCTCGATGATCTTGGCGCGGTTCACGGAGTTGTTCTCATACGAGACGATGACGCCGTCGCGGCTCTCGCCGATAAGCGATATGCGGTTCGCCCCCTTGTTGATGATCGCATACGGGTAACCCATCGCCACATTCTTCGGGGCCTCGTGATCGTAAAGGCCGTTGCGGATAAACACCGTGACCGCGTTGTTCACGACATCGAAGGCGTCCCTTGCGAAATCGCACGCCTGCGCGACCGAGAAGAAATGCCCCGTCCCGCCCTCGTCCACGGTGAAGGAGTCCGTGTCGAAGTTTTTCAGCGTGGCGCGGCTCTCGGCGTCGCACCATGCGTCATAGTTGTTGAGCGTGACGATCAAATCCTCGATGGTGACCTTTTGGCCGATATTGGTGGCTGCGGGTATGCTGATACCCACATTCAGCCCTCCCGCTACCGATGCCGCCTTGCCGCGGTAGTAGATTTCGTAGGTGCGGTCTGCCTTGAGGGCAAACCATCGGCCCCGCTGGTCGAGATTGTCCGAATAGGTGATGATCCGCAAAGAGCACTCTTTGTCCACGCGCAGCTTCATGCGCACGAAAATAAAGTCCGAAGCTGCGACCGGAATGCGGCTGGTCAGGGAGAAATTCGACGTCACGCCTGACTGCGTAGGCGTAACGACCACGCTCCGATCCGTGATGTCCGAGCCCGTATTATTATAATAGCTCTTCGTAAAGTCCTTGAGGATGTAGGCTACGTGGTCTTTGTAGCCTAATTCAGTATTCAATTCTTCCGAAGTCACATATCCGGAATCATTTTCCAGTTCGGACAGTTTCGAGGGAAGCTCCGTGCGGTCGGCCTTGCCCTGGATCATCTCCTGCAATGCAAGTGTCAACTTGTCCCAGGATACGGTGTTGTTGAGCAGGGAGGCGCGGATCTCGGAGCCTTCGACCGTAACCTGTATCTCGGAGCCGATAGAGCCGACATACACTTTCACGAAGTCAGAAACCGGGATGGAGGATATGGAGCCGTCGGCATTTACGAACTCGATAGATTGGGTATCCTCGTTGTAATGCAGCCCCATCATCTCGATAGGCAGGTCGATGATGAACTTGGCACCGCCCTTTGTCGTGAAGGTCAGCTCGTAGGTTTTGTCGTTGAACTCCGGCAGTCCTACGCAGGTGTTGAGCAGTTCCCGAATGTCGGGATGCGCCGTGGGGGAGGTGTTGTGCCGCTCGATCTGCCCGCTTACGTCCGGGGTGGGAATTTCAGAGATCGCTTTGTCCGTATAGCTGTTGGCTTCGGTCAGAGTCCGCGCATCCCCGCCGGATATGCTGCTATTGAGCTCCTCGGACATAGCGTCAAACGTATCACCGACATTATTCCATAGTTCTGCCGTCTTTGCGTCCGTGTACGACTTGCTCTCTTTGAGCGTATCCGCGTCTCCATCGGTTATGTCATTACCAATTAAGGGCAGCAACTGACCGATACCTTCACCTATTACCTCTTTCGCCTTCTCAACCTCGGTGTTCGTGTACGACTTTGCCTCAGTCAGCATGTCCGCCGCAGCCTCCGTCAGTTCCTGCTTGGATGCCTTGTCGGACAACTCCTTCCTTATCTCCGTGTCGTCGTAGTTGGAGAGCCCGGCCAGCTTCTCCTTCTCCTGGTCGGTGTAGTCGTTCGTCGAAAGCCCTTTCCCTTCTTCCTTGTCGACCTTTTGGGCAAGGAGTTTGTCAATATTCCCGACCTTATTTACAGCGTCATTTGCCGCTTTTGCCGCCTCGTTCGCGGCGTTTGCAGCGTCGATAGGGGCTTCGGCATATTCTTCCTCCGTAAGTTCGGAATTCGGGTTGTATTTCTTGAATGCCTCGTAAGCACTCTCGCCGGGCAATCCAACAACAAGGCTTGACGCCTCAAGGTTGACAGTTTCCGTTGTAAGGTTGCTTTCGTCTTCGCCACCTTCCAAAAGTGTCGTAGGAACCAATTCGAAGGCCTTGCAGTAGTCGACCGCCGTTTGCCCTCTCTTCTGCAAATTCTCCCACATGGTGAGACGGTACACCCCGATGGATTTTTGCATTGCTCCGCTGATGGTGAAAATCGCGGTGTTGCCTTCGGTGGTGAAATCGACGGGAATGTCCATATGCGAAGGCAAATGGACGAAGAGTCTCAGGTCGCGCCCTTCGAGTGCTACCTGCTGCCCATTGGTGAGTATCGGCCAATGTATCTCTATGTCCTTGCCTATCCGGATGCGTTTCATATTCCTTTCGAGTGTTTATTCTTTCTTGAGGGCGGACATTATACTGTCATAGAATACCGCCTTGCACATCTTTGCGGTATCAACGATAATCAATTCCTCCTCGTCGGAAACTTCGATGCCGCCTTCGCTGTGGAGGATGCGGAATGCCAGGTCATGCGCTACGATGCCGTTCATGCCCATGTATATGGCGTTGGCAAACTCTTTCCTTGCATCGACGACAATATGCCCGGCGCGGGAAATGTCGGTGAACAGTTTGAACTCTTTTAAATTCAATGTTTTCATATATCCTGTTTTTGTGTTAATATTGGCACCAGTTGGCCGTCCACATACTGTTCATATGATCCCACAATATGATCCACAGCTTACCCCAATCCAAGGTAATTTCAGTGTTGTTTTGAGAGTTGGAATTGGTGCATATCCTGTGCTGGGTATTCCCGCGCGTCAACTTGACATTGCCGCTGCCGACCTTTCGGATGAAATAAATCTGCCCTTGTTTTGGTGAAGACGGTAAAGTCAGCGTAATCTCGCTCGTAGCCGTACTGAACACCACGCTGTCCATGTCGGTCAGGGTTCTATTGGAAGAGGTTCGCACATTCCTCAGCCTGAAACCCGTTATGAACCCCTCTGGGATATATAAGGCATGGTTTCCGGACTGACGTGCAGCGGTAGTGGTTCCATCCGATAATGCTGCTCCGGTGACATTTATATACACTCCGACATTGCCTGCCGTGCCGCCGGCTGCGCTGCGGCTTACTTCTGCTCTTATAGGCCCATATAGGGCACCACCCGTTGATTCCGGCCAGGTGTTGCCTCCAAGATAAAGCTTGGTATTATCGTTGGTAAACCTAATCAGATTGGAAGATAGAAGCATCTCACCGAAGCTGTCTGTGGCTGTTAATGATGATTCGTCAATTTTAAATCCGCCTATTGTTCCGCTCGATGCGTTGATAGTCCCTGTAATATCGGCTTTGGTGGCCACGAATGCCCCGTCCTTAGCAACCCTGAACGGCGCATTCGACGGCGTGTTGCTCCCGACGAACAGGGGAATATCGCCGCCCACGAGCCCTGCGATGATGGTATTCTCGGAAATGTCCGTCTTGGAGTTGTGCACCACGAACTCCATACCTTGGAGGAAGTTGATGACGGCATTCTCTGCGAACAACAGGGGCGTATATATCGGCACCATGTCGTTGAGTTGTTGCCAATATGCCGACGCGGATCCTGTCGCCGGCTTGTTGGAAGCGGACGAAGTGTGCGTCTGGCTGCACTGGAATTTCAGCTGCTTATTGTTCGCATAGATCGTAACTACGTCTATGTATCTGGGGCCATTGGAGACAAGGTCGAGGTCATTGCGGTATTCCACTCCCGATGCCCATTCCGTTAGGCGGGTTATGCAGCCCTGCAAGCCATCCTTGCCGGGGGCACCGTCTTCGCCGGGGGCGCCGTCATCACCTTTAGGGCCCTGCTCTCCCGATATGCGTACCGGAGTTGCCCAGCCCACCGTCGGGTGCAACAGATTATTGTTGGCGTCTATTTCTGCCTGCGTCATCCACAGATATTCACCCGAAGAGAGCGACGGCGGGGTGTCGCTCCAACCTGCGGGGGTGCGATCCGTTTTGACCAGCGCCGGCGCCGTGGTGGTGCTGTTATTCTTGGCGTATTTGAAGTCAGTATGCGGCCCCGGCTCCCCATCCTCGCCCGTTACGCGGATAGGCGCCGACCACGCCCCGGCCTTTCCGGTCGATGCGTCTATCGTAGCCTTGGACATCCACCATATACCGACACCAGTGGGCGCGTCATTCCATCCGGACGGAATGGGGTCGGAGGATGTCGGCTTTGCGGGCTCCGTATCGCTATTTTTAAATACATAGGATGTCCAGTTTCCCGGTTGTCCGTCGTAAGAATACCGCGCCCAAATCGCAGGTGCGGAGAATGCGCCCCAAGTGCCCTCTACCTTGTTGCGTTTCGACACCCATTCGTAGCGATATGTGGCATCTACTCCCATGGGGTCATCCGTCCATGGAGCCGGGGGATTATCGTATTCCGCAACATCGGGAACATCCGGAACGGTGCCCGGATCTTCGGTTGCCGTACGCGTGAATATGTATTCTACACCTTCACCATCCACACCATCCGCGCCGTCGAATGACCACTTCGCCCATAAGGACGCTGCTGAATATCCGCCCCAGTGTCCGCCTGTCTTATAGCGTACGCAAGTCCATTCGTAGGGGCGCTCGTAGTTAGGGCCCGTAGGGTTGTTCGTCCAACCGCTCGGAACATATCCGTCCTCGTCGCTGGTAGACGGCGTATTCGGGGCCGTGTTGGAACTTGTGCGTTTGAATATCCATTCTACATCGGTTCCGTCGACACCCGGCGCTCCGTCGAACGAGAATTTTGCCCAAAGCGCAGGGTGTGTGAACTCGCCCCACGTGTCATTTACTTTCACACGCTTGCTTGCCCACTCATAAGGGTTGTCGCTATCGGGCCCGACGGCATCGTCCGTCCACACCTGCCCGTCCGAGGTTTCGGAGGACGAGGGAATGTAATCGTCCTGCTGCGCGGTGGGTGGCTGTGCAGGGGCTTTGTATTGCGATGTACGTGCGAAGATCCACTCGTAATCCTTGCCGTCCTTCCCATCGGATCCTGGTTCCCCCGATACGCGCTGAGGGGCAGACCATGATTTGACCTCTCCGTCGACAACGGTGCCGGCACACATCCATGTAGGACGTTGATCCGACATCGGAAGCGTCTCCGTAGTCCAGCCTTCGGGCGGTATTTTAAGCTCCGTAGGTTTCGCCGGTTCGTTCTCGGACTTTTTGAATATGCTGATTGTTTCGAGCACCCCGTATCCGCCTAAGTATACCCACTCCTCGGCATCCTTGCCGGGCTCGGTCTTGGTGCCGTCGACCAGACAGCGCCAGTGCCCGTTGTTCCAATATACGTCGTCGTTGCGGTTGTATGTTTCCGTGGCGCTCCACACTCCGCGGTCTATGATCGTGGGCACCTCTTCGCCGCCGGGCGTGAACTGATGAATGACGCCCGACATGTAGATGTTGTTCAGGTATGCCGAATACCCCCTCATCTCTATTCCGAATACGGACAGGTTTGACAGGTCGCCATATTGCGCGGCGATATTGGACGCAGTGAACTCCCAATCGGAAACTCCCGTTAAATAACGCTGGTATGTCCGGGTTTCGTAGCGGGAGGTCTGCCGATCCTCATTCGAGAAGGAGCCATAGCCCACGAAGGTCATCGACGCCGCCGGATGATATTGGGTGGGGTAGGCTCCCGATACCGGGCGTAGTTGGTACTTGAATGTATTGTAAGTTGTAGTGTCCAGCTCCTCGGTGATGCGGAAATAGCAGGTGGCAAACCCGGCAAAGCGCCTGTTGCCACGGCCGTCGTCATAATCCGCAGTTGCATTCCCCGAAGTATTCAAATTGTGGAAGATACCCATGCAAATGTCGCCGACACGAGGACTTCCGATCTCGCCTTCTTCGAGCTTGAGGGTGATGGTTTGGGCCGTGGTGTCGACGCTTTCGATGAGCCCGGCACTTGGAGCATACCACGTATCGCCCATGGATATTTCGACACGGTTGTAGCGGAGTTCCGGTACCTCCAGGAATCCCCGAAGTTTCAGGCTCTGCATCTCTGCGTTCCCTTTCTTGTCGATTATGCCGCCAAAGCCAGTCATGCCAGATGCGAACCCCCCGAACTGGGCACCGTCGTCAAAGGTCATTTTACCTTTGAATGTGTCCGGGAACTGTTTGTTGGCGAATTCCCATAGTGCACGCTTGGCGGAATAGGCATTGTAGTCTGCGGCGGCAGTGGAATCGTAGCGGGTGATAAGGTAGATTGAGGCTCCCGATTCGGTAACGCCTATGCGCTGTGCGTACAGGTTTGCCTTCACCTCCGATTCTATGTTGCCGATACGAGAATATGCCGTATTGTCGCCTACCGTATATGTGGCGATATATTCGTTATATAGTTTTTTTTCGTATCCCTGGATACGTGATAATCGACCGCTTTCTCCGAAGCGTGGATCCACAAGGCGTACCGCTTGCCCGGCATCGTAATTCTTCTTGTTTTCTTGGCAGTATACGGGATTAGTTTCGCAGTCGTATACGTCCGTGTCGCTGCTGTGTTTCGCAGCATATGATTCCCCGGCCTTCAAGAGCTCCTTTTCAGCCTCCTCGATCCTTTCTTTAGGTAGTTTTACGCCTGTTATGACAAACATATCTCCAGGCTCGGGATGCAGGCTTTCGTTGGGGATGATAAGCTGGCTTTCACCGGATGTCTCTACTTGGGCGATGATCTCGAATTTCTTGTCAAAACCGTCTTCGGGTTTCCATGTTTCAGGTTTGTAATTTATACTTAACTCAAAATCACGCCCCATAAGGCTACCGCTCGTGAACGTTGCCCCCAGCGTTTCGCCTTCGATCATGTCCGAAGGCAGGAATGGCGTGTCTTTGCAGTACATGACATACGCCTTATCCGTTTGCCCTTCGATGATCTTCCGGTCTACAGTCTCAATACTGGTGACCGTCTCCGTATTCTTGGGGTATATGTCATCGAAGAACACGACCTGCTCTACAATGTCGCTTCCCGAAATACCAGGTATTGCGTCGATATACCGCTGTCCGTCCGGCAGGCGAAGCCGAATTTCAGATACATGATTCGTTTCACCGCCTTGCGGGGCTTGTCCATAGTCGCTTGTAAGATTGCGAGTAGAGCCAAAGACGTAGAACCGGGTGCCGTAGCTCGAATCATCCCCTTTCTTTGCGGGAATGTTTTTCACTACATTCCCCTGTCTGAACTCTTCGGGGGATCCGAAGTCCAGTTTGCCAAAGCATAACGATACGAGGTCGCCGTTTTCCTCTGTCCACCATTCCGTCTCAAAGGTTTCGGCAATCGTATTGAGGATGTCCCAGCACTTATCGCCATTGAACGATACGAGTTTCGTAGCTTTAGGATTGTCAACCGTGATCGTGCCTACCTGCCAGTTTTCGCCTCCGAGTTGTTTGTTCATGTTGGCGACGATCAGGGCAGCGAAGGATGCGAGGTCGGTGGTGTTGTGAAATACGGCTTCGGGATTGTCTCCGCCCAGCCAGAAGCATACGAAACGCTTCATGTGGTTTTGCTGAGCCTCGAATTTGAGAGTGTATTTATAGCCGCCGGTCTTGTTGTCGAACTCCGGGCGCACCGTGGACATAATCTCGAACTTGCGGCCTTTATATGTGATGTAGGAACCACGAGCAAATGTCGTTGATTCAAGGAGATTAAAGGGCAGCTCGATATAGTAGTCTCCCATGAGGACATATTTGATGATAGCCTCTTTGGTGACTGGCGCGTCCAATATTTCTGTTCCTGTCGGAGAGTAAATAATCATTTGCATCAAGGGCTCGGCGATTCCTCAAGCCTCTGTGCAAATGTGTGACTGTGCATTTTAATAACAATGGGGAGCTGTAAAAATATCAATAAAAAAGCAGGGATTTCTCCCTGCCCGAACATATATTCTGGGACTTAAAATTAATCGTAAAATAAAATTGAGCCCTAAAATAACTATTTAGGGCTCTATACAGATGTTTCAATTTACACATTATACGGATAGACCCGTACGTCTATAACAAAATGATCCATTATTTTAGGCGTCTACACCCATGTCCATCACAATTTATTTAAAGAATGTATCTTTCTCGTAGTCAGAATACAAATCAGACCGTCGAACCGCTTCGAGCGCCATATTAATATCATCTTCTACTAAATCACCGATATATTGCGCTCTGCCGTCCGAAAATTGATTTATAAGTTCAGATTTCGAAATATGGAGTAGGGATTGGCAGCCGAGAAACGAATCGTATTTGAGTATATCAGGATAGTTGCTCTTCTTGAGTTGCATTTGCATACTCAATGCTTTCTCGTCTTTCCAAATTTTAGGATTTATGTCGGAATTTATAAAAAAGAAGCCGTATAATTGCGTGTCATCCTCTCCCATTACAACAAACATCTTTCCATGATCAACGTAGTCGAATTCATCAGAATGGAGTATAGTACCTCTTTTTATAACAGCACGGGCCAATGGGGAAATATCCATATTACAAACAAGCCTTTTGGAAGTCCATTAATGAAGTAACATGGTTGATAAATTCTTCATCAGCCCCATCTTCTCGCATAATATCAGCAACGGCAATCGGACGATCTTTTGCAGTGGCATGCCATGCGTAATCATGCGATTTTTCACGCAATTCTTCCCATGCCATTGAGCCATATTTGGCTATTGAATCATCAAGTTCGGCAATGTCTGTCTTTGAAAGATAATATAAATTAGCTTCTTTTTTTGGTAAAATAAAATACCAATCGTGGACACTGAATAATTCAGAAAACTTCGCTATATCTGCATACTTGGCAAAATAGCTATCTCCGCGTACAGCTTTGAATATATCATCAATCTTTGACGGAACCGGCCCGTCTTTCATCGCAATATAGGTGTCACCAGTAATCGGACGGCCATACTTTATCAAGTGCTCCCGATCTGCAAAGTAGAGCACTTTAAAAATTTTATGGAAATCTTTACGCTCCACCCTGTTCGCAATATACAGGACAGCCTGTAAAGATTTTTCAGAATTAAAAACCGGTGTCGCCATAGCCGAACCTCCTTATATTATACAAATATATAAAAATATGTGCCACGTTGCAAAATTACGCAATATTTTTTTACAATAACCCAATTTATATGCGAAAACGCACTTCCTGCTATTTATATTGCTTGTGTAATCACATAAAAAACGCCCCGCATTTTTGCGAGGCGCCCCCCCCCAACGTGGTGTGGAAATAGTGGTATACGGGGGTTACTTTATCGGTGCCATCTTCTTTGGCGTTTGGACTACTTCGAATTGTCTTGCGAGGAAATCCAACCCTTTCTGCGTCACGAGGACTTTTATAACCGTGAACGATTCGTGGTTGTTGCGGTCAATTAACTTCTCCTTTAACTCGAAGTAACCACGGTTAATATACTCTTGCTTAGGCTCGTTTCGGTTGCAAAAGAATATGCCGCGTTCCCGGAGCCGCTGAAAGAGCGTGTTGCGGCCAAAAGGAAGATTCAAAATCTTTGCCGCTTGCCCGACGTCGATCTTCTGGTCAGTGTCCAGTACTTTATCCATTAGTTCGGCTTTCGGGGCGAGCGCTGCGACCTGCTTTTGGGCCTGTACGTTAAGTTCCGCCAATTTTTGACGCTCCAAGCGCTCTTCTTTGAGCGCCATCAGAAGCTTAATAGCATTGTCCGGATCATCTATGATCTTCTCAATAGTCGGCTGTGTTGCCGTGATGCCATGACGGAGTAGCTCTTTGATACGGTCGTTACACCAAAGGCGGAAATCGACGCTCAACCATTGTGCAAAATCAAGGGCTATATCCTCATGGAACCACGTGCCGGGATTGCTACCACCTCTCTCGGTGATAACTAATTGATTTTTATCAATGTGAGATTTTCTCACTTTGGCCCTAATTAGCTCATTTGTAGACGATAAGCGCAAATAGTCAATTGGACGCTTATCAAACGGTTTTGCCATTTCGGTAGCATTTACCATTAAATCCCTATTCCCAAGCTGGAAAGTCACAGGGTTGCCATTATATTGAAAAATTTGAGTATTCATAATGGGCTATTTAAAATTATATTTTGCAATGACATACTCGATATCCTCGTCTGCAAGATTAAACCATTCGCCTCTTACTCTTTTTATTCTAAATAGTTCGTGTAATTCTCGTTCAATAGGAGAATCACTTATTTTGAATAAACTGATAGTTGGCTTCTCAGACTGCAATGTTCGTTCGCGAACTGACGGACTAATGGATTTACCTATTTTAGTTAGCCCTGTATTTAAATCCCGCATCAAATATGTCTTACAGTTGCTATATTTGATAATCGACTCGTGACGTATTTCTTTTGCGCATCTTGCACACATTACAGCCTGCCGCAATTCCCAGTAAGTTTTATTGTTTCGTGCATAGCAATCAAGCAAAGCGATTAACTTTTCAGAAAAGTCAGAATCTTTAGTTTTGTAAGCTATCGAAAGGAAATCAAATATTGTATATGTAATTTGTTGATCATCGTTAGTTTGGATGAAATATATATTCCCATCGGATTCGACTACACGAATCTCCCCGAACTTCTCGTTATTGAAGATTTGTATATTGTTCATAGCTGTTGGTCTATTTACATTGTGCGACATTCATCCCGCGGCCCATCTTGACCAGAATAAACGGGTCGATCTCTTTGATTTTGTTGCGGGGTGATTTTTCAGCGCCCAGCAATTCAAGATAGTAACCTTGTAGTTTGATATAGGCGTCCATTAGGTTGGAGTAGCGCTCTTCGGCCTTGAAGTAGGCGCTTTCGAAATCCCGTGCTTTTCGCTCGGCTTCGATGCAGCGAGTTTGATAATCCGTTTCCGGAAGCGATTGTTTTTTCATAGATGTAAGCATTTAATAAAACAAAAAAAACGAACGGGTACTACCTGCTGCTTACATCTTTACTCAAGAGGTTGGCGCGCCATTACAGCAACGCCACAGGGTTACCCGTTCGTATGTTCAATTTCCGACACAAAAAAAGCACCAATAATGGTGCATCTTGTGCACTCTTGAGTTTATGTAAGCGTTACAAATATGGGAATTTATTTTTAATTCACAAAGGATTTTGCACTATTTTTTACATCAGGAGTAAATTTTACTTTCAAAATTTGGCGGGGGGGGGAATTTTATAATTTTGCGGCACTAACCAATACAATTAGAAGTATGAAAAAGTTTTTACTCTTGTGTGTGGCTATTGCCTCGGTTGCTTTTGTAGGGTGTTCGGATGACGACGACGAAAGCCTTAAACTGAACAAGAAATCCATAACCTTGCATTCTTTGGATGAATTTCAAATAGAATGTTCTGGCACCAATGTAACGTACAAATCAAAAGATACTTACGTTGCGGGAGTTGACGAATTTGGTAAAGTTACCGCAATGCTTATTGGAGAAACTGACATAGAAGTTGTTGCAAACGAGGGGCATGCAAAATTACATGTCATAGTAGCTCCTAAGTACAATCTTTATAAAGAACCTTATACAGATTGGGGCAAAAGCAAAAATGATGTGGTGGCTGCCTGTGGGAATCCTGACGAATCGACGGATACATCAATATCATATGCATTCGATGATATTCATATTATGACAACATACATGTTTGAAAACAACAAATTAAAGGGTGCTGTGGCGGCTATTCATTCGGACTATGCCACAGAATTAGCATCTTTCTTGTGCGAGAGATACATCCCAGTAGGCAATAGTGGGGGCATGTATCTCTTTGTAGACAGGGATAACAAAACAGTATTGGGCATGCGGAAGATGAGCGGGTATAAAGTATATCAAGTTGCATATGCGCCATATGATAGTCAACAAAATTTATCGAGCCAAATATTTTCGATGCAAAAATTAGTCGATTTGCCTAAAGAATAATAATAATTTAAGCATGTAGAAAATGAGCCGAGGCAAATGCCTCGGTTTTTTTATTTGTGCCATTCAACGCAACGCATAAATTACTATCTTTGTGACGCGACGATACCCAGCAAGAATTAACGGCGGCTAAATATTTGGAACCGAGAGATAAAGATATGGAACTACAACCCATTCAAAGCAAGATTTACGAAATTCGGGGTCAGCGGGTGATGCTGGATCGTGATTTGGCGGAACTCTACCAAGTAACGACAAGCGCATTAAATCAGGCAGTAAAACGTAACAACAAACGATTTCCTCCCGATTTTATGTTTCAACTTACAAATCAAGAGTTTTCAAACTTGAAATCACAATTTGTGACATCAAGTTGGGGCGGTATTCGCAAAATGCCTTATGCGTTTACCGAACAGGGCGTCGCTATGCTATCCGGCTTGTTGAATAGTGATGTCGCCATAAATGCAAATATCGCCATTATGCGGGCCTTCGTGGCAATGCGCAACTACATTACCACTACAACCCAAATCACGGCAGAGTTGGCCGAAATCCGGGCAAAACTGGCGCTATTGGAGCGAGCCGACGAAGATAATGCCGAAGCCGTCAATGACCTGTCGGAAGATATGCGCCAAGAGCTTGATAACATCTACCAAGCCATCGCCGCATTGTCGATTAAAGTACCGCAGGCAACCAAGGAGAGAACCCAAATAGGGTTCAAAAAGTAGAGAGGCATCTGCGGGTTATGGTGAAGATTACAAAAGTTTGGTTCGAGGGTGGCCGGATATACATAGCCACTAATGACGGCAAAACATACAGCCGCCCGCCGGAGTATTTCCCCATACTCAAAGAAGCTACCGACGCCCAGCGCGAGGCGTGGAAAATAAACAAGTTTGGGGATGCCATCCGCTGGGAGGAGATCGACGAAGATATACACCTGTCGAGTTTCTACGCCACGGATGAACCGGACACAAATAATGTGATAGGGGATGTGTTCCGTCGGTTCCCGCAGTTGAATGTGTCGGAGATTGCCCGCACGATAGGTATTCACAAAAGTTTGTTGTCGAAATATATTTACGGCACCAAAAAACCATCTGAGAAACGCACGGAGGAAATATTAGATGCCTTGCGGCAGATAGGCCGTGATTTGGCACAAATACGCGCATAACGTGCGATAAAGGAGAGGCAACATTAAAACATGAGGTGAGGGGTGGTGAAAATCACTCCTCGCTTTTTTGGATATTCCAATTTGAAATTGTAAATTTGGGTTACTAACTCACTAAATTTATTGATATGAAGAGATATTTACTATTGTTATTATTTGCTGCTTTATGTATTGGAGTAAATGCACAAAAAAGAGATGACAAAGCTATTAGCAGTGAAATACTTGCAGAATTTGAGCGAATGAAAGCTGATTTTACTGAAAATGATAACGAATGGGTCTTTGTTAAAGTGTTTGATGCTGAAAATCAATCAAAAGATGATATTTTTACTAAAGCATTAGAAGTGCTTGTTTCTCTATACAAAGACGCGAAGGAAGTTATTCAAATTAAAGATAAAGAATCAGGATTGATTGTTGGAAAGGGGTTTTCTGATTCCGACATTCGCACTATAAATTGGACTACAATTTGCCGAAATAGATGCTGGCACATAATTAAGATCGAAATAAAAGATAACAAATTTAGGGTTACCGTTACTGTTAGCGGGGTAGAAAGAGAGCAGGATGCAGATTTGCGTCATCCTTTTGATGGAACAGAATATACTTTAAGAAGTTTTTACCCTTATTGGACTGAATGTAAAACAAAGTTTAAGCAAGTTAGCTTTGATAATTTAAGATATGTATACAGTAGTTCGTTAGCTTTAATAAAAGCAGTTGAAGATGGCGTAAAGAAGGGTCTGAATAATTCATCTAATGAATGGTAAATATAAAGCCGGTTCGTAAGAGCCGGCTTTATATTTACAGAACAATTACCGTTTCGTCTTTATTAATCTGGTATTCCCCGCTGATATTTACGATATTCAGCACGGCATAGTCTTTTGCATTGATCTGGGCTCGTGCGCCGTGCATCAATATGATTGTATGTGTGAATTTAGCCCCGGAAGCCTCGATAGTGGCCTTCGTATCACCGACCAGGCATACATATTCTTTGCCCTTTAGCGTGATGTCGCCAGCGTCGACATATACTTCCAATCCTTGAAGATTGCTTCGGTTTTCCCTGAATACTTTGACCGAGGGGAAGTTGTGGTCTTGGCAGAACTCGATCCCTTGTGGGGTAAACATCAGTTTGATTAGCTCGGGGAAGTCTTGGACGCGGTTTATCTTTTTACAAGCGCCCGTTTGTAGTGCCATCGCCCGTATGGCATCTACACTCTTATTGTGTTGGGTTGTCATATATTTTCTGTTTCTGCGACCCTGTTTGCTGGGTTGGGTTCATTGAATTTTACTGTCAGTTGTGAGGTGGTAAGGTCTGCGGACATCATGTAGCTGCCTGAATTGCCCATGTAGGTCAAATGGTAAATATCCGCAGATATTGAAGGGACGCTGATGTCCATTTTGCCTCTTTTTAGTAGTTCTATAAAACTGTTGTAGTTCGCCGTGTGCTCTGCGAGCGTGCCACCGAAGATCACGAATGTTAGCGTCAGATCGCGGGCGGCAACTTTCGGTTCTTCGGGGTAAATTACCTGCTTGCCATTCTTTTTGGGGTCATCATTCTCTACAAAATCTTTGAGGCTTGCCGGCGTTCTCAGACTTGCAATGAAACCCGATCCCATTGCGATACCCATTGCATAGGCATCGTAGCCGTTTATGAGTAAATCCCTTTTCATTTTCTTTCGTTTAATGCTTTATCTAAAAATAATTCGGCTGTATCTATCACATCATAACCTTTAGAGCTGACAAAGCCGGCGTAATACATGCCATCTGCGAAAATAATGCTTGTTCCGGCTTTATTTTCTTCGTTGAGTACTTTATTGGTTTCAATGGCCGCCGTCGGATCTGGATGATTTTGGTCGCCAATAAATCGCCGTTTTTCTTTGCCTTCATAAGTAACTACGTAACCAAGGGCGCTGCGTAAGTTCCATGTGTGGTTTAGGTAGTCGCGTTTGCCAGATAGTAGCCGAGCTTCTTTCTGTCTTATTAATGCCTCCCGTGCTTTCTCATCCATGAAATCTACAACTTCATCCTCAATGCCGTTGATGAACTTGTCAAGGTCTGCTATGTCTTTACCAATTTTCATGTTATAGTTCACTGGTGTTGCGCTTGATTGCGGCAATATCCTCTTGAATACCTTGTAATGCAACTCTCATGGCTGCTGTATTGCCGTTTATTTCCACAATTTCCATGTAGGTCATCACAGCATACCGGAGCAACTCATTATTTACCTGTACGCTTGCGTACATGGCTGTTTCAATATTGGCCATAGATGTTAAAAGACCAATTATTGATTGCGTCTGCGCCATTACATAGCCTGATTGCGTCTGCGCCATTACATAGCCGCGGATGTCGGTTACTTTGCCTTGAATGTCGGTGAAGCGGCCGTTTAGCTCGTCTCCAGTGTCTTGCGACATCGTTTGAAAGCCTCGGGATGTTGCTTGTTGGCTGGCGGCTCCTTCGTCCCAGTCTATCCCGCGCTCTTCTGCGGCCTGTTGAAGTCGATCCCATAGCTCTTGCCCCAATTGTTGTTGTGCCAGAACATCGTCCAAAAGATCGCCCACTACGCCTGCCAGAGCATCGAATCGTTGTTCATCGCTAAGCCCTGCATCCCTGTTTATCTCGTCTATCTTCTTTTGTGCGTCTTCAATCGCAGGCGCGATTGTCGCAGTGTATAACACCTGTTTTGCCAGGTTTTTTAACATATCCCCCGCGGCTTCTCCGAAAGCGTCAGCAGCATTTATCCCTTTTTCAAAGGAATCAACCAAGGCATCTGTGATTGTAGATCCTAAATCGCCGAACAGACCGTTAAGATAGTCGTTTGCTGCTTTTACGGCTTCTTCATAGGTTTCCCAATTATTAACCAACTCTTTAAGATAGGTCTGATTTTCTTTGGAGAGGTGTTTGAAAGTATCGCTATTCCCTTCTACGAATTCTTTAAGGGCTTGCATATTTAGTACCCCACTTTCTTCAAACAGTTCGGGGACAACATCTTTTAGCTTTTTATATTTTGCATCTCTGAACCACGTAGAATGCCGCACTTGGTTCATCATGTTAGCAACAGATTCGGAAACACTCTCCCAAACAAAATCTGTTTTTAAAAGATTTGCTAATCCTGTGTTGTTGCCTATTTCCGTATATTGCTCTTTCCCGCGTTTAGTGATTTTATCCATAGTAGCTTGATAATCATTAAGCGCGTCGCTTAGGGCTTTGACATTGTTGGTATAGCTTCCAAAAGCATCTTCGCCAAAAATAGTTGAGAATATATCGGCGTTCAGGCGTGCGCGCTCATTCATTACCCGCAACTCCTCGTTCAGTTCTTGCGCCTCCCGGATATTTCGCTCCATCGAGGTTTCTGTATCTCCGAAAAGACTTGCGATGCTTTGTATGATTTGTAGTGCAGCCTGTATAATAGCGAGAATCACGGATGCTCGTTCTACTTTCTGGATAGTGGTAGCTGCTGCTTCTCCCGTTGCTTCAATACCTTCCGCCGAACTTTCCGCAAGTGTTTTAATGCTGTTAATCATTTGCAATGAGCTGGTGGTAATTTTGCTCGCCGTGGATATTACTTCCCCCATTGCTCCGCCAGCAGCTTCGCCTATATCGTTAAATTGCCCCTCAATTTTGGTGAGAGTATTATATAGCTTTTGCCATTCCTTAAATGATTCGCTGTGTTCATCATCGCTCACTGGATCCATCCTTTGAAGCGCCGATAACTGTGCCCGCAGGACGTTTATTTGATTCCGTATTTGTTCTCCCTGTTTGGAATCGGACGACGGCAACTTATTATATTCGCCTTCCAGGGCGCTAATAGCAGCTTTTATTTCATCTTTAATCCTTGTTATGTATTCCTCGGTTTTACCGACAAGATCATCCACAAAAGTACCTCCTTCGACTTCGAGCGCGGCCAGGGCGGCGTTCTTTTCTGCCTCCAAAGCTGCAACTGCACCCGCATCTTCGGTTTCGCTGATCTTCTTGTCATAATAAGACTTTGTAGCCTGTATTTTTTCGAGGAGCGTCCCATATTTCATGTAGTACTCATTCCATGCTTGCAGTTGCTTGTTGAGATATTCCTCTGTGTTTTCAATGCCAGCTTCAGATAGGAACGCAGCATCCCAATCCTTGCCACGTTTTTTTTCATTGACCTGGTTCAATGCTTTTATTTGGGCTTGCTGCCCCTTGGTCAATTCCCCACCTTGCAACTCCCTGATGCGCTCCTCTGCCTCCTGTATGGCACGGGCGCGTTTCTGGTAGTCAAGGTCTATTTGCGCGAGTTTCTTGGCCGTGCCCTCCTTCATAGAATCTACTTCGGCCTGCAATGCATCATCCCGGAGCTTTTGCAATTGCTTGGTGAGCTCCTTTAGATTGCGCTCTTGATCGGATGCGGCTTTTTTTGCTGCGTTTTCGGCCTCTTGGCGGGCTTTTTCCGCCTTTGCATTAAGTTCATCCGGCGTTAAGGCGGTGTACAGCTTTTCTGCTGCGGGGGTCAATTTTTCGATGCCGACATTTATTGCCGTGATAAATGCATCTACATCACCTTCATAATCTTCATTAATGCGCTTCCATATAGTATTCCCTTCCTCACCAAGCTTCGATAGTGCGCTAATAAATTCTTTCCGGAATTGGGTTATGTTTGTTTTAGCCTCTGCAAAAGTTTTAGCACCCCAAATAGCGCTTTGGCCACCCTGACCCAAATCCATGTATGTCTGTATTGCCTTATCATATTCTTTTCTGTACTCTTTCAGTGCATTAGAATAATTGGTATAGGCATCCCCTGTTTTTTTGATGCGTGCTATACTCTTTTTGTCCTCTGTAATAAGTTCTTGGGCAGCCTTCGCCTCTGCGACCTCGATAATTGCGTCGCGCAGGTTTTCATAAGCACCGACAGCATTCCCGACCATAACCTGTTCCGCAGCCATATTGCCGAAGTAAGCGGGGTATATGTCTTGCAGTTTTTTGACCGCTTCGGCTCTTTCTTCATAGGGCCTGGAAAGGTCTGTCGCAGCCCTATACAGCAGGTTCAATTTGGTTAATTCGGATTGAGCCGACACCGAACCTTGAGCCATAGCGGAATTAAAGCGTTCGAGTGCAGCGGCAGAGGCGTCTATTGTCGTTTTACCTTTGAACAGCGACGCTACCCAGTTGGTTATCTCCTTGCCGTAAAGGGTAAGCACGGTTACGCCGGCCACAAGCAGGGTTTGCCAGGAGAAGATCGACGATGCTATCTGTTTCCATACGGGCGTGAAGGTTTGCCCGGCTTTCTTCAATTCATCAACCGATTTCTTCGCCCGTGCTATTTCATCGGCCAGCATCGGCAGGTTGTTGGATATGGCGGAAAAGAATATTTGCGGGCCATATGCCAGCGACGGCAACTCGCGGGCAACTTGCTGAATTTGGAATCCCAGCATATTGAATCCCGAGGCATAATTGCCGACATTGCGAGTATGGACGCCCATCGACGCGTCCAGTTCTTTGATCTTCGTGTCGAGCGATTCGATGTTTTTAAGCATCGTTTGCCCTTGCGCCCCCTCACGATCCGCGGTGCTCAGGTTTTTATACACCGCACGCATACGGGTAAGCGCCTGAGACATTTCGTTGATAGAGCCGATGGCGGTCTGCTCCAATTTGATTTGGTTGGCAAGCTCCCGCCTCAATTGGGATATTTCCTGCTTGTATTCCTCGATAGATACGGCAGCGTCCAATACTTGCGCCCTTTTCTTTGCAGACAATTGCCCGTTCTGCTGCTCTTCCTTATTGAGCGCGGTTACATCCGCTTTTAATCGTGCGATCTCATTTGAATACAGTCTAATTTGGGCTATTGCCTTTGTTTTTTCGTCGTTAGCGGCTTTTAGCTCACTAAGCAGGTCATGGTATGCCGCAGTTTCGGCCTGGGTAGCCGCTGTTCCTACCGTAGAACCGCCGCCAGCAGTTCCGGTCGTGGCCGAGGTGGTAGCCTTGGACGCCGCATCCATTGCCTGCTGCTCCATCTGGGCGATTTTGCGCATTGTCTGCTCGACACGCGCCTCCATCTCGCCAATTTTGCGGTTTATGACGTCGAATTCCTTTGTGCTCTCCGGAATCTCGGCCAGTACCTGCCGCAACCGCTCAAGCATGGTAATAAAACTCTTGAGTTTATCGGTTTCCGCGTTTATTTTGAATGATAATGCGCTCATTGCTGCTCTTTATTGCCTCTTTTCTTATTGTTTCTTCTCCGGGCCATATCGGCGCCCGATCCCCGCACTATTTTTTCCTCGTCCCCTACGAGCGTGCGCACCTTGTCGGTCATCATGAGTAGCATGGTAGGGTAGTTTATGCCCTGGAAGGCTTCGTTGTAGGAGATGTTCAATTGATCCATCATCGTTGCGATAATGCCCGTTATCGTATTATTCCCGACGGTTTCAGATACTGTTTTCCGGCGTGTTTTGTCGATCTTCACCGAATCGAACAAGTCTTTGCCCGATACGATGTCGGCTATTTTCATGGTCGCGGCGGAAATCTCTTCACAGGTGGCATACCGCTTGGCGTACCACAGGAATAGTTTCTGGCACCATGAGCGCCGGAAAAGCAGCCTGGATATTGTTTCCATGGAATATTTTTGCCTTCCGGAGATCGAAACGTCTATTTTCCCTCCGACGAATGCCCTTGCCAAATCTTTCACGAACGGCTGGTATACCCGGAATGTCAGCACCCCGAGCTTTACCGACGCATGATGCGTATTCAACAATGACCTGGCGACAATATCCGCCGATTTACTCATGGTCTTTGGATATTGTTGCGGACAATCCCTCCATTACGGCTGCAACCGAGGCAATATCCTCAAGGGGTATCATCAGCAGTATTTTCTGGTAACAGTCGAACAACTCGTTGAATGTGCTCCGCCTCATGAATCTTCGGCGTAAAAACCACACCCTGACACCCGCGAATATGTTGCGGCTGCCGACAACCGCCAAGGCTATACTATGCGCCATCGCCGATATACATGCCTTACTCTCGTCCGGATCTTTGTTGACATCCCGCGCCGTCATGATGCGCGTTGCCGTCATGGGGGACATCTTGTATACAGTGTATCCCTTCGATGCGATACGGATACTGATAAACTCCAATTTCATAAGATTGATTTTAAGAAATAGGGGTGAGGGGCACACGCCTCCCACCCCTGGACTGCTGATGGCTTGGAGGTTTTTATTCGACGTCCACCTCCGAAGAATCGAACCAATATTCCGACGAGACCGCCGTGTTGTCGGGTTCCAGGGCAGCAGCTGCTACACCGATACCTACGGCGCCCTCATTGTTGGTGTTGCGGGCGATAACCGAGGCCTTCGGAAAGACGCAATACTGATTGTCCTCCGTTAGGGCGATCATGCATTTTTCAATGCGCGTGACGCCTCGCGCACGCTTCCATGACGTCTCCGACCCCGTGCCGCCCATGAAAGCCGCCTTGGTTTCATAGTCGTATTGCCCGATGGTAAACGACATCTGGATGTTACCCATTTCGGTGTCTTGGCGATATACGCCATTGGTGAGTTGGTTCCTGTACTCTGTGGTAGACGGCTCCTCCTCTTCGATGCTCCATGTGTCTTGATGGATGTTCTCCACCTGTTTCGTGTTGACATCTTTAATGATGGTTGCCAGAAGGGTACCCGTAAGATCTCCTGTGACCTTCGCGGGGTCTGCATAATACAGCTTCTTGATTCCTACTGCTATTACTTTTGCCATTGTTTTAGTTGTTTTTAATGTTTAATACTCTGAATAGTACTCTGATGTAGATATAGTGGCATCCGAGGTTCACATCTTCTTCGCGGCCGATATTCTCATACCTGTACCTGTATGCGGATCCGTCGTAAGTGCCGTATGTCCATTCCTTGAACCTCGCCTTGGCTGCCCGTTCGAGTTCGTCCAGCCGTTTTAGGTTCGCTTCCCCTTTGATGTCGGGGACGCACAGGTTTACAGCAACAAAGCAATTTTCCCAATACGTGTCCGGCGTCTGCTCGGGTGGTGTGATGACGACGATACGCTCTCTATCGACTTTCCCCTCGGGGATCGCCCATGAAGTGTGCATGTCTTTTATCCCAACCCCCTTACACGCCGAGAACAGTATGTTACGCGCGTCTCCCGTTGTAATCATATCCAAAGGTCTGAAGCGTTGAAATAGTTGTTTACCTTGGCTATTGCCACTGTACCTTCGCCCCGTACTGTGCCGGTTGCCTTGTCAATGCATTTCACGTAACCTCCTTTGGGTACTCCTCTCCCTTCGTAGACGATGTGGTATTTCGATTGGCGTACCTCTCCGTTCTCTGATACAAGGCGGATGGTTGTGTCGTCGTCGCAACGACAATCACCTATTTCCTGCCACGCATCACTTTCGGACATAGCTATCGGACGTCCCAGTTCGTCGTATTGTTTGGGAGGATCGATCCTCAAATAGAGTATGTGGGGCGCGAAATACATATTACCACAAGTTCGAAGCATCCTTTATCGAGGACAGTCCAATAGAGCTGCTCAATTCTTCGCCGGGCGTGATGCCATATTGCCGAAGCATCAGTTGTGCCCGTTGCTTCATGGCGCTTTCAGACCAGGACGCCGAATGCCCGTTTTCGCTTACCGACAGAGGGTGCATTATCAGGCTGTCGATGAATTCGGATACGCGCTTGGCGATTAGTTGTTGCTGATGGTCGCTACCCGCCAGGGAGTTGGGATCGTAACCCCATTCCCTGGCGAAGCGGCGAACGCCATAGTCGGAGATGGTTCCGACCATGCTGAACTCCTGATGTATGCATTCTGCTACCGTCATGTTACAGTTCTTGTGCCTTGTCGGGCTGCTTGCGATCTCTCACCTCTTCTGCGAGCTCTAATGCTTTTAGTTCTTGGTATCTTTCGCGGGTGACCTCGATAATATCTCCTTGACGGTATATTTTATCGAAATTGTCCTTATCGCGAAACTCCATTAATATCCGAGCCTTCATTACGCCTGTACAGTTTTAATGTCTTGCGTGTAGATTCGGTCAGGGTTGGATATAACCGGCACGACACGCGCCTGCGAAGTGGTGTATTCACGCAGCGATGGACGATTCTCACGATACTTGGATACGAGAATGTAATTGTCGGCGGTTTCGTATGAAACACCTGCGACTGGATGATTCATCTCTGCAAGGCGAGCCCACACGAGCGATCCAACCTGAGTGTCGCAAACGAATACGATGGTGCCCTCTTTCCACGGGCGCGAAGTCGTCTGGACGCCGTTTTTCTCAGTTCTTACAGCCCTGTCAATAAGTTGCACAGGGAAGCCGAACTTACGTTCCATAACAGCGGAAACTTGATCGTTCAACAAATTAGGCACCTTATCGCCTACAAATCCTTGCAGGAATGCGAACTCTTCGCGCGCCTGCTGGTTTTTGCTTATCTCGTCAAACCAATACTTGTCCGCGTATGCTCGGATAATTCTATTGCCATCATCCGTAGCTTTCCGTACTACCTTACTGATATCGTCGATAGCCTTGGCCGTAGTTGGGTTGCCATTCCAGATTTGGGCGACGCCGAATTTGTTTTCAGTAAGATAGCCATAGTCGATTCGAACCCCTGTTCCTACATTGTCTTCGTCCGCGAGGGCGACACCAGTAGAGAAGCCTTCGAGGAACATGGATTCCACACGCTCGTAAATACCAACAATGACGCGGGGCGTGTCTGCGAAAATCTTTTGGACGATGGTGTCGACATCCGTACCCAGGGCGAGCATTGTATCGATGTCGGTCATCTGCTTCTCATTCAAGAAAAGCTCCATACCCATCTTGGGAAGCTCGCCGCTTTTGCGGGACATTGAATCGCGTTTTTTCAGAGGCAGCGGCGAATCCATCGCCACAACATCTGCCGCAACGCGCGTATATTGCCCCACCAGAGATTCCCAACGCCCGTCAACAGAATATTCCGTGGACAGGAGTTGCTTGAACATGTACGATAGCTGTGTTTGGTTTGCGTCGTTCAGCTTTTCGACAATAGATAGGATAAGTTTCGGGAAGTACTTACGAACGTACTCAAAATAAAGGGATTTTTCCATGATTTAGTCCTCTTGATAGTCAATTAAAGGTAATGCAGTCTTGACAGCCTCGATGATTGAGGCCATGTCAAACGGCGTTGCTTTGGGGTTAATAGTGCCGCGCACCATAATCCCAGCGAAGGGGTGTTCCGTGCTGATTGTCGCAACGAGATAACCAGCATATTCGGCATCCTCCGGCAGTGTTGCATAGGCGTCACCCGAAGGGGTTAAAGGCATCGGGGCATATTCTCCGGCGCTGGTCTTGATGATGACATGCCCTGCGTGGATGACCTTAGGCGCAAAGCCGGTTACATCCAATGTCCGGCCGCCTCTGATGCCATCGAAATGATTCACGATGACGACGTTGTCTTTGCCCGTGATGATCTCGGTAGTTTCGTTTGTTAAATCTGCTGTTGCCATTTTTTTTTGATTTTAGATTCGCATTCCAGCCACTATGGCATCGGCCTCCTCTTTGGTAGCCTCTCCTGTGGCTGCGAGCGGAAACCCGCTCTTTCCTTCTAACCCTGCTGTAGTAATGTTTTGCTTAATCCCCGTGAGGTAATTAGTGATCGCCACTTCATCCATACCGTCTGAAATAGCAAACCCCTCTTTTACACGCCACTCAGGAATGCCAAGTTCCTTGGCTTTGTTGCCGATCATCTCTAAGCGTTCGGTTGCGGTTTTCTCGGCTTCATAAGCTGCCACTTTCTCCTGTAAGGGGGTGACTTTTTCGGCGATTGCAGCGTCAATCAGGGCTTGAATATCGGGATTTTCTTTTCCCTGGGTGTTCCCTATGCCAGGTTGCTCGATAGGCTTCCCGTCTTTGAGGTTATGCCGCTTCTCGTAGTTCTTGACTGCGGTCTGCTGTGCATCCCCTGCACGGTAGTCGCCGTAGCTGGTTAACACGTCCTGAAAGCCAATCCCCTCTGCTATGGTAGGTAATTGCGCTTCGTCCGTTACATTCTCCGACTTTTTCGTTGCGATTCGGTCGAGGATCGCATTGTCCACCCCCGCAAATTTGGTTTGGAGCAATGCTAAAAGTTTTTCTTTCATATTATTTTATAATTAATCTCTATTGCAAAGATTTCGACGGGCATTTTAATAACAATGGGCAGGCTGGAAATTTATACTTTTTTTGTACGGTAATTCAAAGCCTCTTTTATGCATTCAGATATCCAGCCGACCAAATAACAGAATGGCTCTTGGTTACTGCAATCAATGCGTCCGCCGATATAATCGAATATCTCCATAGCCGCATGTGTAGATTCGTGGCAAACGTACTGGATATTTTGAGCGTTCGCCTTTGTGGCGAACCTGATAAGAACTCCACCCCTTTTATTTGTGATGTCGTATGTACTCTGCGTATCCGCCGCAGATGTGTCGTCCATATCTGTTATATTTTCAAACCTATCGCTTATTGCAGATGCGCTTTTTTCACCTATCACCACCCAAATTAACCGAGGATAAATTTGTGGGTCAAATTGATGTATAATAGCCTTCATTGTCCTAAAGGTTTTATTCGGTCGGGGTGTCAACCTTTGAATTCTCGTCGATTTTGGTCAAAAGGTTTGAAGTTTGCGTGTCATTTTTTATGCGCGACACCTCCTCTTCCTGATTTTCAGCTACGCCCAGCATCTTTACTGCTTGCTCAAGTGATATTACTTTATCGCGATACATTTTTGCAATAGCTGTCCATCGGGCGGTCACATCTTCGCTGAATGGTTCCGCGAATTCATGTTCAATATTTAAAACTGCGAGCTTAGATTTTATGCCGATATGAGTTACATTCATCATTATTGCAAGAATGACGTTTTTTGCCCTATCGACTGCGATGTCATATATTTCCTTTAGATTGTCCCTTTTCATGTATCCGAGCGCCATTGCGCGTTTCATGGCTTCGCCAGATAGGGTACCCATGCCTTTCATGTTCTCGAATGACAGGTCAGGAGTAAACGTGTCGAATAATATTGAGGCATTCAGGTCTTTCTTTTCGTTTGCCTGTAATTCAGACGCTATGGGGGGATTGATGTATTCAAATTTAGAATCGGCTCCAATATATTGAATAAGTCTGCCAGGTATGTCGGGCCCGGAAAGTTTATCTACTACATCCGCTGTCGCGGCGGCAATTGGATCGGCAAAGTAATTATTGGTATCGGCAACTTTTGAATCGATGTCCTCTTCCCGGTCAATACGGGATTGAAGCCCATTCCACGCTTTATCTTGCTGAATGTATATGATATTGATTTTGCCGGTAGGATTTGGATTCGCATCTACCTCCCATCCAACTGATGTTTTTTTTGTTCTGTAAATTGTGGATGCTGTTTGGATGTCAAAATGTTGTATGGTTTTATTGTTTTCCCGCAGATTGTAGCCATATCCGAATGCAAGCAAGTTGCCGTACTGGTCGAATAAGGGACGTAATGTATATCCTTTGGAGTACGATAGTACTAAAGCCTTTACCGAGGGTGTAAAGGTTACATCATCCCGATAGATGTGGAAAAGGATAGCGCTTTCGGTTTCTGCCCCTGCCAACCTTTTCGCTTGCCTAAGCACTGTATTGAAGCGTATGTCTCGAAGAAAGTTATTGAATTCCTGGAAGGCATCGTCATTGCCCTCGTTGGTTGATAACTTCCATTTTATAGGATTCCCAAGCAGGAAGAAAAGCTCTACTTCATTAATGTATCGTTGCCGGGCACGAGGCAATTTCTCGGAAAAGTACGGATCGTCTCCAAGCCGATCTTTATCCATGCGCTTCGTAACTTTGTGCTTTAGGGGATCATATTCGCATATGGATTCATTCACTATTTCATCCCTGTTTTGCATGAGCGATTGAACTTTCCCAATGTCCCTATCGTTGATTAATTGTATGAACTCCCGTTCGACACCCACGGAATTAAGAATCAAGTTCTTGACAAGAGAGTAGATCCCTTTAATTATTGATGCCATATATTGTTAAGCCTTATTATGATTGTATGTTAATAGTTTATTCTTTACCAAATGCCTAATGCCTTTTTGTCATATGTTTTGGCGGACATGATCCTGCCAATGATATTTCCAAGGATATAATACCGGACAGCATCTATCCCGTGATTGTAGGCGTCGATAGGCTCATTTAGCCACTTGCCGTCTTTGTCCTGTAAATACGTATAATTGCGAAATTCCTTAATCAAGTTTACGGAGCGTTTTGTTATCTTGATCTTGTACTCGAGCATCTTGGATAGGCCTGCCATGATGGAGCCTTTATACTTCTGTACAGGGTAAATTATGATGCCTGCATTTGCTATCTCCTGGATCAGCCGGGGGTCGGCGCTATCCGGGAAAACATGCAGTTTGTGTGGCTTCAGTTCGTGGATGATATCTGAGGACAACATGTGTGTCCGATACACAAGTTCATCGAGGTGTAGCGCATCATCCAATATTCCGCATTTAATAGCCGCAGTCGGATCGTTTGTGTAGCCAAAATCCAGCCCGATAGCCTGTTTTTTTGCGTATTCGGGGAACTCGTCAATAATTTCTATGTTGGGAAAAATCAGTCCTTCGACAATAGCTTGTTGCCCGAGGCCATATACCTGCCAAAGCGATTGATTCTTGTATTGCAAAGATTCGATTTCGTCAATTATCGTCTGTTCAAGAAAGGGATTGTCCTTATAGGTAGATATAAAATGATATGTCCGAGGATCACGATTGAGGTCGCACAGCCAGTGTTCATCAGAAAAGGATGGATTGTAGTCGACAATGGAAAATAGGGTAGTGCGCATTTTCAATTGCTGCCACTCGATAAATCGCAGTTCGTTGGCCTCATTAACATATAGAATATGCCTTTTGCGTCCGCGTAGTTTTTGCTCGGAATCCGTAGAGAAAAATTCGACGAAGGATCCGTTAGTGAATGTATATATCATTTCCGACTTATTCAGGTTCTTTTCGTCGAATACCATCATTTTGTATAGTATCTCTTTAAAGTCTCGGAATACCGATCCTTTGATGGCGGGAAGTGTTGCGCGGACAATAGACACAGAAACCCCCGGATGCTGTAGACAGTAAATTATAATCCATATTAGGATATTGTACGTTTTGCTGGATCGTGATGAACCCTGAGCGGATATTATTGTGTATCCGCAGCGTATCGCCTTCTCGATACGAGCATAGATATTAGTGGTCTGTATCTTCATCTGAGGTATCCACCTGCTCGCGGCGGTCTATGATCTCAACTTGAATATTCGGGAATAGGTCTTTGCCGTTTTTACCTGCGTGTTCGTGCTTTTCCGGGGCATTATATCCGAGCATATTTACAATACTATCGAGCGCTTTCTGTTTGTCATAGCAGGTGATTTTCACTTGCTCGTCGATCACCTCTTCCCCCATTGGGGTCGTGCGTTTGGTCTGCTTTGTCTCAATGGATTTAATGCACGCCTTTTCGTTATCTGTGAGATTCTCAAACTCTTTGAGCGACATCCAGCCGTTACGAATGCGAGTTGCGTCGGAAAATGCTATCTTTTGATGTTCACGGATGACCTGGAGGGCAGATATGCCAGCCGCTTCGGCAAGGTGGTTTTTGAGGTAATCTATCCTCGTTGCAACCTCGCTGTTTTGTAATAGTTGATATGCGTTATTCCATACCGTATTATCGCTCATCTTCGAGCAGTTATACGCAAAACGATACGCCTCGGATGCGTTGCCGCACTCGAGGTACTTGTTGCAGAACTTCTCCTGCTTTATCGTCAGCTTCCCTTCTGCCATGAAAAACAATCTCTCAAGGCAAAGGTGGGAGCAGGCATTTTAATAACAATGGATTCCGCCCCTAATTTTTGAGGCTTTTTTTTCTTGAACAGATTGTTCTAAAGGTTTGTGTTTCCCCCCCCCTAGGGAAAACTTACTTTGGTGGTGTTTATTGTTCTAAAGGTACAAAAAAGCCCCGGTTATACGGCCGGGGCTGATGTTGAACGAACTTCTCGCTATTTATTCATGTAGTCAATCAAATCCTGCGCAGGACATCCCATTGTCCGCAGATTGTTCTTGATAATTCCTATCGGGATGGGATTTATATGCGTCTGGAATATGACAGGACGAAGCATGCCCTTCTTGCACCATTTTTCATGGCCGCCTTTGATGCCGCCATATTCCCATCCCAAGTGCTTTAGGAACCGACGAAAATCCGCAATGTCAATATTCGATAAAGCACCCATTATGCACAAGGAAGCGTTATATTCTCCCGAATAGTCCTATATGCTTTGTTATCGACAATATCTGCCAGCTCGCTGCTTCGGGTGATAAGATCGCTCGTCTTTGGAGGCTGTCGCTTTTTCCATCCATAAGATTCGAGCAGCGCACTAAGAGTTCCCTCAGATATAGCGTACTTTAAGATTTCTTCAAGCATGATTTCAAAAGACCGTCTTGCCTCCTCCTCGCTATTCCCGTATCCGAGAATATCAAGGGCAGCGCAATAGGCATAGTAAATCTTGTCCTCCTCATAGAGGATGACGGCCAAACTTACGCTTATGCCAGTACCTTCTTTCATTGGGTAGCTTCCATTAAATTGCTGCGCTTTCATCGTTGGGATGGTAGTTGTTATGCAAATATAACATATTTCATGCTAAAAAACGCACAAAGATAGTGAATAATTATATACTTTGAGTAAAAAAGCCCCGACAGATGTCAGGGCGTGGAGGGTATGCGAGGTTGCTATAGGTTGTGTTCCTTTTGGTATTTCTTTACTCGTTCAACTATATCCGGGTCAGAGGCGTATATAGTCTGAATATCAATCATAATGTTTTTTATTGCTCGTAAATCAATACACATCCTGTCATTCATAATATTTTTTATTGCCCGTAAATCAATACACATCCTAAAAAAGAATATGATGATAAGTATTCCAATAACTATAGCAATAGCAATAGCAATTAAATTTATTAAGTCCATTAAATCCATATTATCCTATTTTATTTGATTTTTCAACATTGCATTTTTGGCAAAGCAACTGCATGTTCTCTAATGTGGTCGCCCCGCCTTTTGAAAAAGGTATGATGTGATCGAGTTGTAAGTTTTGTGTGGATCCGCAGTATACGCATCGGCCACCATCACGCTTATATACTGCATCTACTATTTCCCTGGGAATTGGCGGCCGCTTTGGCTCATCACCGAATAGTTCTCCGCTGTCGATCAGTTCTTGCCGTACGATTTTTTCAAGTTGACGGATGCGATATTTTTCTTTAATACGCGCGGCGATCTCGGCTTTTTCACGCTCTTCTTGTTCTTGTTGAAACAATAATCTCCGTCGTTCCTGCTCTTCTGCTGACAGGGAAGCTTGATGATAATCACCTGTCGCAAGGTATTTTTCTAACGATGTAATATTATCAAAATATACTTTTCGAGGATTGATGCCTTGTTGTTGTCCAACTATGCCTGCACGCTCTAATTGCATCATAATACGCCCAGCCCGATTAAATCCGACTTCAAAATTTCGCTGAATTTCTGTTGTGGATATGCCTCCATTATTGACTGCATATCTTGCTACTTCCTCGAATAGCAGATCGTATTTTATGGGAGCCGGTTCTTCGAAGTAGTAATCCATCATGTATAAAATTTGTTTGTGCTATTGAAATAATCCGAAGTTTTTATGTTTTGGTCTGCGGGAGCCCCGGTCATTTTTAAAGGAGACCGTAATCTCCTTTAAATGTGTTTTAGTTGTTTATAACTTCAGAACCATATGGCTCTATTTTGTTATATCTCGTTCGTTCAAATGGAGAAGGCACAAGGCTAATTAGAATACCGCTATGCCTCTTTTTTTTGGGCAGCAGCTTCTGCCCCAGGTGTGATGCCTTGCATCTTCTCGATGATGGTGATCAGTCTGGATACTTCCTGATCTCGTCGTTCGAGAGCTTCAAAGAATTTCATTCTCTCCATAGTATCTAAGTTGTTTATTTCAGCTTTCGGCGGCGTGACGTCTTCGCCTCCTTGGCTGACAGGTTGGTCGGTAGTTTTGAGCATTGACCCTTTTTCGGTCAATAGCCAATCTTTGTTTAGATTGTTGTTTAGGTTACAAAGTCTTGTTATAAAGTCTTCAGGTCTTTTGTTGGGAGAATTAACCACTTGAGAGAATGCAGATTTATTAGAATAGCCCATAAGAACCCCAATTCCTTCTTGGTTTTTAGCGATTCCAGTCCCTATAAGCCATTTTATAGCTTTTTTTATTCTCTCAGTATCAGTCATTTGTAAAATAAACTAAAAATAGTTTAGTATTTATTTGTTTGTGTGCTAAACAAAGTTTATATTTGCAATGTAGAACTAAACTACACCGCAAAGGTAGAGTGTTCTACACCGATAAACAATGTAAAGATATACAAAAGTTTTTGAAATGACCAAGCGTAGCGCCATGAAAACTTACGACAAAAGCAAGATTATGAAGAATGCGTGGTACCTGAAACGGGTGCAATCGTCGATGACCTTTTCGGCCTGCCTGAAAAAAGCATGGCGCAATGAGAAGTTGGCGATCATGACGGCGAAGATTGAGAACCGCCCGACGGAGCAGCCGAAGGCCACGGAGTACCGCCCCGAACTGCTGAAAGTGCCGACAGGTTTCTATGGTGTCCGAGGAATGTACTATGGTGACTAAAGCACGATGCAATATGAACGAAGTAATTCAATCGACTGACCGCTTGACGGCACTACTCGAGGAGCAAGCCGCCTGCATCGAACGAATAATGGCGATACTGGATAAATAAACAAAGCTATGAATTATCAAAAAGTAATAGCTCGGACAATAGTAGCAGTTGTAGCTTTCATTTCTACGGGTATCGCATTAGTAACGCTTATCCTTGCTTTACGTGCTATCGAGCCCCTCGGCTTTTATGCTAAATGTGTATGCGGTTTTTGTTGTATTGGAGGCCTATTGCTGATGGTTGCAGGCATTACATCAATCATGATCATGTTGACCGATGAAAATTAACCCGGCAAGAATAAACAAATCTATGAATACTCAAAAGAACGACATCGAACGCTGCGCCTTTGTAAAAGGCTACAATATCATCCGTGCTCGAAGAAAGGGCCGTGACCTTGCCAGCATTGCAATGGACGAAATCAGTCAGGCATTAAAAGATGGCGGGCTGTCGAACAAGGCATTTCACAACCGCAAGTACGGCTATGTGAACCACACACCCACGGAGCGGGAGAAGATAGAGCAGATTTTCATGAAGTGGGGTGTAGATAGCCCTTGGGGTTTGGCATAGGACAATGAAAACCGACACCATACTTAGTAAGCGCGAGCGTGAGGTGATAAACCTCGTAGTATTGGGCTACTCAGCTCGGGAGATCGCAGAGCGGCTTAACGTCATCTACCAGTGTGTGGCGAATCACCTGCAAAGCATCTACGACAAGACGGGCTGCAAGCGAACATTGCATGCACTTGTCACCTGGTATTTCACGCAGAACTTCGGCATCACGCTTAACATATCGGAAATGACCCGGCGGGTCGGAGCGGCGATTCTTCTCTGCCTGTTCTCGGTTGAATTACTGGGCTCCAGCTTTGAGTGTCGCATGATGCGCCGAGTAAGGCGTAGAGCTGACGATATAGAGCTACTTACGGTAATTGAGGATTAACCACGGACTTTAAACACAAAACATACCCACCATGAAAACAATTTATCTCTGGGTTTCAGACAAAGGATGGACACCCTTTCAGTACAATGAACTTTCTGAATTAGCCTCTGAATTTGAGGCGCGCAATATCAAACTGGGCGACGAGTGCAAACTGGGCGACGAGTGCGATGTTCCGAAATCGCTATTTATCAGCGCATCTCGTCATACGGTATCCTATTGGGGTGAGGATGTTATTCAAATAGGATGCAAACGCTACACCATTTCCGAATGGCAGAAGCATTTCCGAAAAATTGGCGAGGCCGAAGGCTATAGTCTCGAGCAGATGGAGGAATACAAAGGGTATATAAACCTGATCGCTACCATGCACAAGACGTGGAAGGTTGAGAAGGTAAAGGACAAATAACAGCACGAGGTGTGTAGCTCAAAGGTAGAGCGGTGCAGGGATGCGAAATAGAAGCACAGAGGTTGAAAGACCTCGCATTTCCGGGCGCAGGTTGCAGGTTCGAATCCTGCCGCACTTCCAAGATAGCCACCGCATAGGTGAGGGGTTTGATTGCTGGCACTAACCCCGCCGCAAGGCAAAAGCGATCCGTTAGGCCGATAATAGCGTCATCGGCGGGCCGTGGGCAAGGCTCAAAGTGATAGCCCCGCAAAAGCAAATAGCCGAATGCGCGAAAGACTGGCATAGGCTTCGAGCTGCGATGATATGAGCGGCGAGAACCACCGGGATAAATCAAGCATTATTATGCCTGGAGTGGCTTGACCGCCTATCCAGGCTCTATGGCAGGCCTTGCGCACCGTTCTTTCAGTAGTGGTTTATTTCATATTTAGACGTGAGGTCTGCATCTTGCCCGCGTGCGCTTTTCGGTGGCGCAGTTTTGAAATGGAGTTTAAAGTTACAGTGCGCGCGGGCTTATTTGCAACACCTTAAAACAATTATACTATGGAGAAGAACACTTTGAGGAAGATGAGATTTCTATGCTTCGACCTGACGCCCAGGTGGAAAATGTGGAACCGGATCGAAGACCTGGAGGTGCGGCTTGCTACATGCCTTTGCGAGCGCAATGAAGCGGATGGACGCCTTATCGAGCGGGAACACGAGGTATTGGCGCTCACTCAAGCACGTGATACCCTGTACAAGCGCATCGACGAACTGGAAGGCAGGCTCAGGAAATTCGACCGTACCCGTGGGAAAAGCGGCAAATACATCAAAGGCCATGAAACACGATCCTCAAAATAAAATTCTGGCCTATCTCAAGGCCGGCGGCAGGCTGACTGTTCGCAAGGCTGAGAGGCTGTACCACACAACGGAGCTGCGCCGGATCATCAGTCGGCTCCGGAAAATGGGATATTCCATTTGCTCGAACAAACAGAAGGCCGTTACGGAAGACGGGCGGCCGACACAGTTTAACGAGTACTATATGCCACAGGTCGCGGATTCCTGCCAATAATCCGCAAATCGCATTTTAAGTTTGGTATTTGCCATTGGCCAGCTGTGAAGCCCGCGGATGGTGCGCCGCCGAGATCGAAGCCCTGCGCGGTGGCGTGGGCGAGTGGAGATTCAGGCGGCTTTTATTGAGCTATGGTGTAATGGTTAACACACCGCCCTTTGGAGGCGGTACTCCCGGTTCGAATCCGGGTAGCTCAACGGGGTTCTAACCCTAATGTTGTGAGTTTGATCGGGCGCTTGGGCGTCTGTCACAACGGAAGCTGACAGAGGGTATATCCCTCGACAATCCGAGGCTGCGTGAAGGAGGTAGCAAGGCCGAGGCGGGCTAAGCCCACGAAACGGGAGATAAAGAACGCAAATCGGCGGCGCGAAGCACAGTAACGCCGCCACCGCGGGGGGGGGGGCAGTCAGAAGCCCCTGCTTCTTTTGGATACAATCAAACGACTATGAATAAATATCTTCAAGAGCTCAAAGACAAAGGACTGGTGCCTTTACGGCTCGACAACAACACGGTGCTTTGGGTTACACCCGACAAGGCCAATGAGAAGTACAAAACACGCTACCTCAAGAATGCCGAGAGGTCGCGGAGGATGGCGCTTAACTTAAGATAATAAATACTGAAAAACTATGCGAGAGAGTAAATTCAGAGGCAAGCGTATAGATAACGACAAGTGGGTTTATGGAGACCTGATTCATTGCTACGGCGCAGACGCAGGCCGGATATTTATCAAGACCTTTACAGGATTATATGAAGTTGATCCCACTACCGTCGGCGAGTATACTGGGCTGAAAGACAATAACGGCACGGATGTTTGGGAGGGAGATATAGTAGAATGGGAAAATCTCATGAAAATCAATAGGCGTAGCGTAATTGCCTATCGAGATCGGATGTTCTGTTTTGTAGATGCGAATAATGAACCAGAGGAAATTTGGTGTTGTTCATTTACGAAAATAGGTAATATTCACGACAACCCGGAATTGCTGAAATAATTTTGCAAAATCGAAATGACAACCAAACAAATAAAGTCGGTAATAAAGAAATTACCGCATAGTGAATGCCGGGTGCCTTTCACTTACCATCATAACTATTTGCGTGGGAACTGCCCTGCTCTTGCCGGATGGTCGAGAGCCGATATAGCAAACTCTACCGTTAAATTCGACAATCAAGAACTTTATGCGCTTGCTCTTCTTCAGATAATAGATGAAACATATCCATGTGATATTGTCATCACTGCATTTACTGACGAAGATAGGGCTATTATCCGAGAATGTACAACGCTGGCAAAAGAAATAGTGGCTTTTTATAATAGGAAGTTTGCAAATGTCAAATAATATTTTGCAGATTCGGAATGAATTCCTATATTTGTAGAGCCAAACCACCCAATTGAGGGTAAATCAGAAAATACAAAACGCCTTTTAGGGCGTGTTCTCGGTTCACTTCTGCACCCGCAGTTGTGGTGGTTTGGCGACTAACTGGAGGGCACGTCCTTCTTTTTATACATATTGTTCAACTAACTTGTGTTAACCAAATGCCAAACCACAACACAAGTGGTATCCGGGTAAATAACACCCAGACCACACCGCGCGCGAAGAAAAGCCGCACCGCATTCTACCGTTGCCATCTCAAGGCCAACAAACCCCTATTTTCATCTGATAGGGTCGATTACACCAACGTTATCCGCGCCACGTGCGAGGAGCATGCTTTAGGCTGTTTCCTTGCTCAGTTCCGCGTGCTCTATCCCGCGTATGCTGTCGTTGTCGGCACCATACTCGTAAGCCGGGTATTCCCCTCCAAGTCCAACCGTTAAAACAGGCCGCTATGGCACATCTTATCACCTTGTTGGCGTTCATCGCGCCGATTGCCGTGGTATTCGGCTGGGTGCTATCCAATCAGCACCGCGCAAAGGAGATTGGAAAATTGTTGACCTCAATATTCGAAAGCCATGAATGAGTTTACGGAAATCACGGTTAAATGCGTGTGGACGACGATAAAGGGGCGCATTTGGCGAGCCCAATACCGCCTGCGGTCAAAGGCTGTCCGGATACAATCCAAGGCCATCTACCGAGCATTGAAGAACGAGAACAAGCCCCGTATTTACCGGGTTGAAATACGATAACCCATGGACACACAATATTACACGACGACCACATCCCCGGCCCTTCCGGTTGCGGAAGAGCTGGTAGACATCCCGAGCGAACACATCAACGGTGAGCGGGATAAATTCTCGAAGGTTGCCTCAAGGCTGGTCGACATAGACCTGAAGCTGATATACCATGCTTTCTGGGAGGCTATCAGGAAAGATCATCGTGGTGATGAAGACGGCCGGGTCTATACGGTTGCCTACAAAATCTACGATATCGAGGCCGTGCATCACTTCGAACCGATCACCGAAATGCGCTACGATGTTTTTTCGGGGCGCTATGAGGATGTTCATATCGGCGACGAGGAGAGCATCGAGATCATGAGTGTCCGTGACATCAACGGTCGAGCATATCCCGGTCATCTGACCAATTTGAGAAATTACGCGAAACGAAACAATTTATAATCATGAAAACACGCATCGAGGTGAAAAGTCTTGCCACGGGTAAAGTTATCACCAGTCATGAAGAAAACCGCCGCATGACGGCCAAAGAAATCGAAAAGGCAAAACGGGACTGTATGCGCAATCTCGACCCTGCTAAAGTAACATTCCCAGAAGTACATTATATCGATTAGACATGAAAGAGTTAATATCTATCCAATCGGAATTAAAGGCCCCCAAGGGGCAGTACAACAGCTTCGGGAAATACAAGTATCGGAGCTGCGAGGATATTCTCGAAGCAGTCAAACCGCTGCTCAAAACGCATGAATGCGCGTTGAACCTTTGCGATGATATTGTCAATGTCGGTGATCGCTACTACGTGAAAGCCACGGCGCGCATCACCAACGCCTCCGGAGAATCGGCGACGGCCACTGCTTTTGCCCGTGAAGATTTCGACAAGAAAGGAATGGATGGGGCACAAATCACCGGTACAGCGTCGAGCTACGCTCGCAAATATGCCCTTAACGGGTTGTTTTGCATCGACGATACAAAAGATGCAGACACGGACGAGCGGCGAACCGAGAATACCAACCGGGCAGCTGCGCAAAGTGCAAAAACTGCACAATCCACTGAGACCCCGGCCAACGCTCCGGCACCTGCCCGCAAACGAATTACTATGGAACACCTGGATGACCCTATCACCTGCGATCAGCTGCTGAAATGGATGTACGGGTTCCTCACGACTGACAACTATGCCGCAGATTTTGACGCAGGGGCACGCCTGCTGAAATACCGCGACGCCGATGCCGAAGTCGTGGATCGCTTCTCGGCGCTCTTCGAATCATATCGTCAGGCACGCAAAAATGCAAAGTGATATGGAAGCACAGGTAATGTTGCTGCGGGAATCGACGCCCGCCGCCGAGCTGGCCGCCCGGGCTATCTCCTCGGTTGTAAACGGGGAGGTAGACCCGATCACGGTTCACATCAATATCAGCCGTATGGAGGCCGCCATCAAGCTCTTCAAGGAGAACACCTACGTGCGCGACATCACGCTGCGGGAGCTTGCCAAATACGGCAAATCGCACCAGTTCGGGGACTGCCGGCTGGAGGAGGCCGAATCGGGCGTAAAATACGACTATTCGATGTGCGGCGACAGCCGGCTGAACGATATGTACAAGACGCTGGAAGCCCTCAAGGCCGACATCAAGGAGCGCGAGGAGATGCTGAAAAAACTACCGCATACCGGAATGGCAGACCCCGATACGGGGGAGGTTCTTTTCCCTCCAGCCCGTAGTAGCAAAACGACCATCAAAACCACTTTCAAAAAGCAATAAACAATGGCAGAACTGATTAACGTGTCGCTGTGTGTCAGCGACATTCCCAAGGACAAGATTTTTGTTGCCGAAAACGGCAAGAAGTACATCGGCATTTGCGTATCTGAGCTCCGCGAGGTTGACCAGTACGAGAATACGCACTGCGTGTTCATCCGGCAGTCGAAAGAGGAGCGCGAACGCAAGGACAAGCGGACGTATGTAGGCCGGGGCAAGGCGGTGGTATTCCGTCCCTCGGAACCCACTCCCGACCAGGTTGCAGATTTGCCGGTCGCCGGAGATGTGGATGACCTGCCTTTCTAATGTAGCGCCGTATGGTTTACGATCTGAGCACCGACATCGACCGGGAGCGCTTCAAACATCGCGTTAATGCCTTGTATGGCCGACGTGCGCTTGTCGAGTGTTCAGAACGGAAGCCACAGCGCACGGGGAAGCAAAACCGATATCTCCATTGTATTCTTGGCGAATTCGCCATGCAAACCGGGAATCCGATAGGATATGTCAAACAGGAATATTTCAAACGGCTATGCAACCCGGAATTATTTGTGCGCGTCGAATACGACAAGCTGATGCACAAGGAGGTCGAAAGGCTCCGGTCAAGTCGTGACCTTGATACAGGAGAGATGACTACAGCAATAGATCGGTTCCGTAATTGGGCTTCAATGGAGGCGGGCATCAACTTACCAAGCCCCGAGGATAATGAATGGATCTCTTTCATCGAGCGGGAAATGCAACATCAAAAAGTGTGGCTGTAACACGGACATAGAATGAATTACTTAGACCTGATACGAAAATTTTGGCAACTTGATGCAACGTGGCAATTTGGCTGCTGTGAATCGAGGCTTTACTTCTACCTTGTAGAACAAGCGAATCGGTTAGGCTGGCCGGATAACTTCACGCATTCCGACGCACGGACGTCGATCAATGTAGGGGTGTCACCTAAGAGCTTGCGCGCCGCCAAGAATCGTCTTATGCAGGCTGGGTTGATCTCATTCTCCGGCGGCGGAAAAGGTCGTGCCGATAAATGCAAATACACTTTTAGGTGTTCAAATTTACCACCTATAGTACCACCTAACGGGACACCTAAAGGTACACCTAACGGGACACCTAAAACAGAGGATACTTCTTATATAGAAGATAAACTAAACCAAACATATAATACCCCCTATAATCCCCCTTTGCAGGGGGAAGAGGTTACGGGCATCCCCGAAGAGTTCGTAACTCTTTGGGATGGGTTTAAGGGAAAACGCAAGTCGCTTGCTGACGACTATAATGACTTTTGCAAAAAGACGGATGGTTTGACCGTTGATTATGTTAAATTAGGATACCATGCCCAGCTTGCAAAAAACGTCTATTTCCAGACGTGGCTAAACGACTTTTTCCCGAAAAAATTCCGGTGCACGCTTGACACCTCCGTTGTCGAACCTACGTTCCAACCCATTGTGGCGGATTGGCTTGCCTACAAGTCTGAACGCGGACAGACCTATCGCCAGCGGGGCTTCGAGAGCTTCTATGCGCGGCTTATGGAACTTTCCGGGGGCAATGCGGATACTGCCCGAGGGATTATCGAGCAGTCCAAGGCTAATAACTGGGCGGGGATATTCCCGCTGAAAACGACAAACGACTATGGCAGAAATGCAGACAATCGGGTCGCTCATTGCGACATTACCAGCGACGAGTTCATGCGCCGTTGCGAAGAGCGGGTCAGAGCGCGCCTTGCTCGCACAATGGCGCGGGAAATGGGGACGGACGGCGGCGGTGATGCTTAAGCGTTTTAACCCCGGCGTGCAGCGCTATTGCGCCGCGAATATCGACCGTTGCTTCACGGGGGATGCGCCTTCCCTGCGTCAGGTGCGGAAAGCCTACGGTGGGGATGCGCTCGATTCGTGGCTGGATATTCAGCTCACCGACCTCGTGAACTTCTGCGGCGTGAAAGGCAAGGAGGAGTTTTCACGCATCACGGACGCGGTGGCGGCGGTCATCGCCGACAACTTCGGTTATCTGAAACTCTCGGAGTTGATGCTCTTTTTCCAGCGTTTCAAGGCGGGGCATTACGGGCATTTCTACGGAACGGTAGATCCGCTTGTCATCACTGAGGCGTTGCAGGTGTTTCTCGAATACCGAGCCGACCGACTGGCACGCATCGAACGCGACCGCCACAAAACCGAGAAGCTAAAGAGGGAGGAGGAGCGCGCCGAGCGGGAACGCCGGGGCGAGCTGCTGACCGCCGAGGAGTGGAAAGAGATAGGATGGCTTTTTAATCTATGAACTAACTATGACGTACATAGGCATTGATACGGGAGTACATACAGGCTTCGCCGTATGGCATTCCGATACAAAATACCTCGCAGAAGTGAGTACCATTACGATCACCCAGGCAATGGAGCGCGTGAAGATGATCTCAGACATCCGGGGCAAGGATAATATTCGGCTGTTCATTGAGGATGCCCGCCAGCGCAAATGGTTCGGGAACGCTGGGCGCGAGAAGTTGCAGGGCGCGGGCTCCGTGAAGCGCGACAGCCGCATCTGGGAGGACTGGTGCCGCGAGCAGGGGTTGCAGTATCGGATGGTCGCACCGAAGAATAATCGCACAAAACTGTCCGCAGCACAATTCAAAGCTCTTACGAAGTGGCAGGGGAATACCTCGGAGCACTCAAGAGATGCGGCCATTTTAGTGTTTGGCAGATGATAGCCCACCTGAACTTTAACGCCCTCGACTAATGACGCCCCGCGTCCCCAGTCCCCTCAGTTAACCTTTAACGAACGATAAAATGAAAGTCATAGTCACCTTTTCGGGTGGGAAAGACAGCTGTATGAGTTATTACGGATTATGCGAATAGGTTTGGTTGACATAGACGGTCACCACTTCCCGAACCTCGCGCTGATGAAACTGTCGGCGTGGCATAAATCGCAGGGTGATTCGGTGGAGTTCGCCGACCCGATGTTCGGTCGCTACGACCGGGTTTACATGTCGAAGGTTTTCACTTTCACGCCCGATTGTCCGGACATCTACCATTGCGAGGTGATCCGGGGCGGGACGGGATTCCGGGACTATACGACGGTACTGCCCGGTGAGATCGAGCATATTTGCCCGGACTATTCGCTGTACGGAGTAAATGAAGCCTACGGATTCCTTACCCGCGGCTGCCCGAACCGCTGTCCGTGGTGCATTGTTCCGCACAAAGAGGGAGCCATCCGGCCCGCGTCTCCGCTACGGGAGTTTATCGGCGACAAGCGCCGGGCTGTATTGCTCGATAACAACGTGCTGGCATCGGACTTTGGGCTGGAACAGATCGAGGAAATAATCCGCATGGGCATCGCGGTTGATTTCAACCAAGGGCTGGATGCCCGGAGGGCGTGCGATGATCCCTACATCCTCGACCTGCTGGCGCGGGTGAAGTGGATTCAGCATATTCGGTTCGCCTGCGACCGGATGTCCCAACTGGAGGCGGTTACAAAGTGTGTCAAAGAGTTGGGACGCCGAGGTATCAAGCCATATCGCATTTTCGTCTACTGCCTGATACAAGATGTCGATGAATCATTGGAGCGGATCAACGCCCTGCGTAAATTGAAAGTCTGCCCGTTTGCCCAGCCTTACCGGGATTTCGATAATAACATTGAGCCGACGAAGGAGCAAAAACGGCTGGCGCGTTGGTGTAACCATAAGGCTATTTTCAAGAGTGTTGAATTCAAAAACTACAAATTATGAAAGACCAAGTAACGAGCATCGAGCAGTCGAAGCGGCTGATCGAGTTGGGGGTGCCCGTGGAGAAGGCGAGCATGGTATGGAGATGGGGATGGGTTTGTGGTACAGTGGACGAAGAAAACTATGAGCTCAAAATTTGGCAGGAGTGTAAGATGGATAAGATTCTGGCCTATCAAGAGTTTCCTGAATCCTTTATTCCCGCCTTCACGGTCGCCGACCTGCTGGAAAAGGTGTTGCCGGATGTGATTCAGGACACCCACAACACTTACGAACTGACACTGAAAGCAGTGGTTGGCGGTGGATGGAGATTCTGTTACACCCCCGTACTTACCCAATTAGAAGCCGATAATATTGGGGATGAAATGGGCGATAACCTGATAGAACTTCTGTGCAACCGTATTGAGTGGATAGTGTCTAACGGATATGAATTGAACCGCCTTCGCTTCGACTATCGAGACCTGATCGGCGCCGGGCTGGCCGTCAGCGTTCACGATTTAAAACAGAATCCGTATGAGTGAGAGACCTAAAACAATGATAAACAACGCTGAAAGGCTTTACAATCAATACCGTATCGAATGCAATACGTTGGCCGATTGGGTTAAGTCAAAAGTGAGCTGGAGTGACGAATTTAATTGTGAGTATTTTCCGGGGGATGGGTTATGTATAGTAGTAAGCGATGCTCCTACTTTGGTCGCCAGTGCGCGCGAGATAGTCGAGCATATACAAAAGAACGGCACAATAACATTTCAAGAATTTGCTGACCTATGCGTGTAAAACTACTGCGCCGACTGAGGAAGGAGGCACGTATGATCTATCCATCTACACGGATGCGCGAGTTTGCATTGTCGCTTGGGTGGAACTATATATGGGCCAACAAATATGTCCACGCGATACGCAGAATCTACATCCTCCGCCGCGTTGCGGAGCTAAAACAGAAGAGAAGATGAAAACAAAAGTAACATTCAAAGATAGTTTTGATGATAACAAAATATCAGTAGAAATTATCCATAAAAAGAATATTAGGCTGGAGATGGGCGATTCTGATGTATGGCTATCACTTGACGATTTTGAGGAATTCATCCAAGAATGCACCCGGCTTGCGGTGAAACTCAAAGAAAGCAAAAAGAAATGAAGAATGAAATTATAGCGTGGGCGTTGCTTTCAATCCTCGGAATCGTTACTGTTTGGCTTATGTATCGCGCCGTGGAAATACACGAGCGGCTCAGAAAATCAATCGAGGAACTCAAAAAAGAAATAGAATCCCATGAAAACAGGTGTCGAAATCATCGCTAAAGCGAGGAAAGGAATTAGGAGAGGCCGAGATATGAAGGTTGAACAAATTATAGGCAATGTGCGTCATGCTGAGGTATGTAGTATTATAGGGAACCCACACGCTGGCTTGGAAGCTCTTGCCGAGGCCGGCGCCCTTATCGCCGCCGAAATAGACAGGATAAACAATTTGTATAAATGAAAGCACAGCATGTACGACTGCGAATATATGTCGTAAACAGATGGCGGAATCCGGGCTGCGGTCATTTTATACTGCTCGGCCTGAGTAAATTTTGGTTCGGCCCAAGTAGCTATAAATTGTCGGTTCACCTCTTCGGAATTGAGATCGCCGCCGATATCGACAGAATCAATAAATTCTCTACAAAATGAAACTTACACGCGAAGAGCTGAGACTGAATTACAATGCGGCCTGCAACGCCTATCTGGCTGCTTTCTGCGAAAAGCACGGCTACGATTATGAGCCTGATGCGTGGGCAGGCAACGACCCCGGAGGAATTGCAGAGGTAGGCGATCTATTCGTGAGTATGGCCGATATGCTGACGGACATCGACCGGGACGCTCCGGAGGAGGAATACATCAGGTACTACGACTACTGTATGCGTGTCGGAGGGATTTGTGACGGCAAACTGAACACCCCGAATTACGACAGCTGGCTGCGGGGATGCCCGCGGATAGACGAGGAGCAAATAGCCCGGCTGGAGGAATTGCAACGGGATGTGCGCAGTGCAGAGATGAATTTGAAGGTCGAGATCGACAGACTTAATAACCTAAAACAAGAATAGTTATGCGAGAAATTAAATACAGGGGCAGACGCCTCGACAATGGGGCGTGGGAGTATGGAGATTTAGTCCAATTTGGACAGAAATGTCATACCCCTTGCAAATGCGCAATTATACCGGGTACAGCATCGGGGAGCGATCCACTTTGTAAGGTTTTATTAGATTATGAAGTTGATCCCGCCACCGTGGGCCAGTTCACGGGGCTGAAAGACAAGAACGGTAAGGAGATTTACGAGGGAGATATTCTTACCGACGAATTTGAAAGCATCGGAGTCGTTGAATGGCGGGACGGTGCATTCGTTGTCAACTTCGCAGATATTGATTTTTTCCAAATCGCCGACTGCTTTGACGATTTTTATCAGATGTGGAGCATTGGAAATATCCACGACACCCCGGAATTACTTAAAACTGAATAACCATGCAGAAGGCATTTTTTAACGACCGATACCAGCAGACAGACGCGGTTATCGAGGGGCGCAAGACCATGGCGAGGCAAATTATGGCCGGGATCGACTTTCCGGTCAACATGGTTATGGGGCGCGTCCTCCCCGACAAAGATGGGAAAATATATGCAGTTGCCAATGGGGAGAATATTATCGTGAAATTGCGCTACAAGGTCGGCGAGGTCGTGGCCGTGGCGCAGAGCTATGAGCAGATCGGCGCAAACCCGCAACATTACATATCCCGCCCCGACATTGATGGCTATCAGATTATTTCCATGTGTCCGGGCTGGCGAAACAAGATGTTCGTCCGTGCCGAATTGATGCCTCACCAAATCCGCATCACGGGAATCCGTTGCGAGCGCTTGCAGGATATTTCAGACGAGGACTGTATGAAAGAAGGGGTGGTGGATGTGACCTACTTCAAGACCGGGGGACGTCCATACGAATTATTTGCTTTACCGGGGCATGAGTACGAGGAAACCTTCAATACACCCAGGCGAGCCTTCGCCGCACTTATCGACAAGGTGTCCGGTCGTGGAACGTGGGATCGGAACCCGTGGGTGGTGGCTTATGAATTTGAATTGGTGAAATAGCAATGAGTATGAATATATTTAAGATACGCATGGGGAAATGCTGGTGTCACGAGCACACCGCAGGCCATAGATATTTGGAGGTGTGGCTATTTGGACGCCTCTATGAATTATTCAGATACAGAGGGGCGTGCAAAGATTGCGACGCTCCGTTTTGAAAAAAATAGCGAGATTCTCGCAAAATCTCGATAAACTGAAATAATTATGAGAGAATTTGACTTATCGGCCGCCAAAGCAGGCGCGCCAGTGTGCACGAGAGACGGAATGGAAGCTCGTATTATATGCTTTGATCGTGTTGATCTTGAATACCCAATTATAGCACTATATAAAACAGAATTAGGGATAGAGCACATGCGATCATTTTCTCCTAATGGGCTTCAATTTGATGGAGTTATTAGCGATGAAGACCTGATGATGCGCGACGACGACTACGCCGAGAAGCTGGCGCGGGGAGAGTACGGGAAGCATATCGACGAAGCTACCGAAAAGGTTGATCCAACTATTAAGGAAAACTTAACAGTTGACCGGGAGCGCTTGAGGCGCGAGCTATCCGAAAAGATTATGGTGGCAATGATTAGAGAATTGGCGGGGAAATCTCCGCATAGCACCAGCAGTAACATTACAGTATTCGAAGCTATGGCAGCCGATGCTGTATCATACGCCGATGCCCTCCTTGAAGAGCTGGAGAAAACGGAGAAGAAATTATGAAAAAGCAATATAATGAAAGGCCTATAACCATAATAGTTTGGCTGGTCGTAATACTGGCAATAATAGTTATGATCGCCTTTACCGGAATCAAGCCGGCAATATAAAGGGCTCCCTGATCCGGAGCCCTTTGTGTTTGTGGCGCTCTCAAGCCCCACCTTTGACACATCACTCCAAAGGTAGCAACTTATTTCGATAAAAGCAAATGGGGAGAAGGGCGGAAGGGCGGCCAACTATCGCCGACTATACGGTATGGACAAATGAACTGAGCCGGGAAGAACTGATGATAATTATACACGGCATATGCAATCATCGGATCAACCAAGCGAAGAGGAAGCTCCAGTTTTTGCGGGCGCAGCGCGACAGGCGCCGAGCCACGCGGGGTAAATACAGGGAACCGAATCCGCCTATTTCGTGGCGGAGGTTTAAAACAAAGGAAAGAGATCATATTGACGGACGGCAACAGGAGTTGCCACTATTTTTATAGAATATGGATAGTTTGCTCATGCAAGTTATGCGGGATCGCCAATCCGACGCGATGCTATTGATTAGCGCTTCAGATTTGCGTACCTTTGCAAATGTGCTCATTCAGGAGACAGGGGATAGCGTTGCTGAAAAAACATTCAGCGCCGTGAAAGCAGCTATGGGTGATAAGATAAAGTATTGTACCCGTGGAGAGGCGTCCGAGATTTTAGGAGTGTCCTATCCGACATTGCATCGGTGGGAGAAAGAAAAGTGTCTAATCCCAGTAAGAATAGGACGAAAAGTGCTATATTTGCGTAATGAAGTGGACGCATTCAAAGCACGAGGACGCACACGAAGTTTGGGAAAATGAAGTGAAAACCTGTATTATATCGCCAAAAATAAGCCAAAAACATGAATAATAAAAATAGCAACCATCAGATTGTCAGATGATTGCTATTTTGAAATTGTAGTCCCGACGGGACTATAGGTAATGTTATCTCATGAAATTTTGGGGATTGCATAAAGCAACAAAAATTGGCTGCA